TCTTCGTATAATTTCTGTTTTTTAAGTGCAGTATCTCTATGGATTTTTAGCACTTCAATAAATTCTTGCATTGGTGTTTTCATTTCTCTTTTGTTTTAAAGGTTTGCGCCTATTTTTATATGTGTGCGCCTATAATTATTGCGTATTGCGATATGCGATATCAATCCCCACAACAATAAATGTCGCACGAATCTAAATAGGTGTTGTCGGGATTGCCTTTGGTAAGTGTACCCGTTTGGTACGCAGTCTGTTCTTCTTTACAAGACCAAGCCGTAGCTATCAGTAGTGCGAACACTAAGTAACCAAACCACTTCATTTCTCGTAAGGGTTTATGTCCTTGTCTGTAATACTGAGTACCACACCATCAAACTTCATAGACATCTTGTCTCTAAACTCTCTCGCCTTGTTAATGCAGTTGAACCACTTGACGTTGCCGTCATACTTAACTTCAAATATTCTCATAACAGATTCTTTAATCGCAAGCACTCTTTGTTCAGCTTCTCAGCTCTTCGTTTGTGATGCTTCATTTGTTTTGTAACTACAGCAAGGTCTCTTTTAACAGACCCTAACAATTCCTCGTATCTCTCTTCAGTCTTTTCAAGCTTCCGCTTGTACATATCTATGAGTGAGTTCTCATAAACATCTACATTGATTTTAGAGAGTCTTTCAGCTACAAGCTGTTCGATATTCTCTGTATGCGCATCTACCATCTTAGTGATAGCGTAAGCCATAGAGTCGAATGTTGTTCGATATATCTTATCGTACTTGTAGTTCATCTCGTGACACTTGTGTGCGTGAAGAACCGTAGCGTGATTCTTTTTCAGTATGTTCCCTATAGCATTTAGACTAAGGTTACTGAACTGCCGTGCCGCCACAAAGAACGCTTGTCTGTAGATGACATTTCTTCGCTCTCTGTTCTTCTTGATGTTGTGTGTCTGAGCTATCTTCCTCCAGTAATCCTCGAGCATCATCTGTTGGTCAATGAGACCGATTACATCGTTATTCCTCATTGTGAATCTCCTCAAGTGTTTTTTTAAGTATGCTGTCTACACCTCTTTGAATCTGCATAAAGATTCCTTCTTGGTCTTTAGGTATAGAGCCATTGAGTAATGGTCGTAACCAGTGCTCCAGCTTCTTTTCAAGGTTGTTGATTTGCTTCTTGATGTCTTGTCTGTACAAGTGTTCAATCTCTTTGATTTCATCCATCTGCTCAAGGGTTGCTTGAAATAGGATGATGAGTTTCATAACGCTTCTGAATCTTTCGATTCCTTTTTCATCTTGCTCCATTATCTGCGTGTAATTTTTCTAAGTAATAAATGACTTGTTCCCAATAAGGCTTTCTCACATCGTGAGCAAGAACCTCGCACTGCTTTGCTTGTGCTACTGCATCTTTGAGCCGATTGTATCTAAAAATCAGCTCACCCGCTTTCTGCAAAGGACTAATCATCGAGTGAGTCTTTAATCAGTCTCCCGATTTTTTCCTCGTCCAGATGCATAATCTTTCTCAGTTTCTGTCGCTCTTTGACCTTTGCTTTCTCGTAGTCTGATTTACTTGAATCTAAACCCAGATTCTGAAACAGCTTTGCATTCTGCTGTAGTACGCAGTCGATAATCTTCTTGTGCTCTTTGTCGTTGTGATAAGCCATATGTTAAAATTTAAGTAGTCTTTTTCTTCTTTCGTATTTGCGAACGAGCGTTCCCAAGTTTTCAAGGTGTGTGTCCACTCCGTTGTGAAACCCAGTATGTGATGAAGATATAACTGTGTTGATTATCTCCCATCTTATGTCACGCAAGTAGGCGCTGACATATCTCTTGTGTTTTTGTTTTCTAAGGTATTTGTTCATGCCGATTGATTTGTTACACCTACTTGCTTCTTGCTTGCGATACTGAGTATTACAATGTTGCGTTGAGACTTGTAGGTCTTGTTATATAGTTCTTGATTTAATCTGCTCATTGTCTTGTTGTCGTGTCTTGTGATGTCACTCGGAGTTGTGTATGTGGATACACACCAAGTGTCTTTCTTCATCATAGACTTTCCTTTTCGATAGGCAACAAGTATCTCCATAAAATAAATAGGCTTACCCTTCATACGCCCACTTAGTTATGATGTTGCTTGTAAGGTCTGATATGCTTATAGAAGTATCGGTCATCTGTGGTACTAATATAACATTATCATTTGATTTCTGAGGAAAATAAAGCACAGAAAAATCCTCGTCACCCGATTTAGATATGATTACATCTTGGGTTGTAGGGTTGTATTTTGCCAAGTAGCATCCTACCTTTTTGGTAGCGCCATCTTTGTCGGTAAAAGAGAACTGATTACCATTGTAGTCTGTCACATCTCTCTTGAAGTCGAGCTTGAATTTAAGCATCGTAGCTCCCGCTATTAAATTGTCCATAGTGATTGTGTTTTGGTTACAAAAAAGGGGAATGGGTTTCCCCACTCCCCTCGAGTATCTAAGATTGCCTTAGAATGGAAGGTCATCCGATGGCGGAGCTTGCTTCACGGCAGCATCTGCTGGCGGTGTTACTCCGTTTTGCTTCGCTTTCATATCAGCGATAGCTTTCTCTGAACGAGGATTGTAGATGGTAGCCATTGGCTTACCAGCTTTGCTCATCATCATTGTGATGTAGACATTGCCTTTAGCTGTCTTGTACTTTTCAAGTTCAGCCAAGTGGTTGTCTTTTAGCGTTAGTCTCCAAGAACGGATTGTTCCATCCTCGTTTGTCTTTGGGTCATCGGCAAATCCGATGAAGTCTGAGTCGTACTTAGTTTCACTCACGGTTTCTCTGTATTAAATTAAACAATTTGTTTCGATAATTCTGAACGAAGATAGTTATTCTCTTGCACTAATGCAAAAATAAATTCCTTCGCTTTGTTTCGGTTTGAGAACACCTCTGTGTCAATCTTACCGATTACGCTGTCCACACAAGTGTTAGCCAATTCGTACAATGCGATGTAGTCAAGGTTGCGCATATTCTTCTCGTGTTTCTTGCGTGCGTACAAGACCGTTGTATGGTCTTTGTTAAACTCGTTACCCACCTCAGTCATATTGGCTACATTGAGTAGCGCTACCATAATGGCTTGGCGTGCAAGAGTAGAGTCGTGGTCTCGAGCCTCATCATTGCGCTCGATTGTAATTGCGTTGTAGTAGTCATCTACTAAGTTACTGATGTATTTCATATCTCTGAATAAATTGCGAATGTGTTAGTGTCTTTCTCGGGAGCGTTCAGCCATTGGCGAATGTTCTCCACCGCAGACCAAAACTTGTACTCGCCTTTACTGATTGTTGTTTTGCTTGCTTTGTAAACCGCACAAGTGTAGGGAACAGATTTAGTCTGTGCTACCCAATAGAAGTTATCACACTGCTCCACTTGTGTATAAATGTATGCTTGGATGTCGTAGTCGTAACTACCAACATCATATCTGAAACCATATAGGTTTCTCGTAGTCTTTGAGTCCGTGATGAATCCATCCCCTCTAACATCAAGAAAACCTCTGACTGGAATGTCTTCAATCCAATCGTTGATTTCGTACTGAGTATTTCCAGCGAGATACCTTCTCACTTGATTAATCTCTCCAGTCTCCATATCCAGTACCTCTGATTCATCGAGTCGGATAATCATAGCCTCAGCTTGGTTCATCATCTCTTCATCAACGATGTCTTTTCCCTCTGCGTGCTCGAGTTCGTTCTGATACCACTCATCGTACTCTTCCTTGTACACTTTTGATGCACTCGGGTTTTTGTACTTTGATGCGTACTTTTCGTTTAGCTTATCTTTAATCTGTTGGTCATACAAGACGTAGAACCTATCAGTCAGCTTCTCGGGTTCAAGTAACAGCACATCATACAATGACCCAAACGAAAGAGCATCTGATTTCTTCTTGAGCAGACCTTTCATATAGAGTTCGAACAGCTTCATATCTTGCTGTCGTGAACCATCTGCCGCATACTTTAGAGCCGAGTAAGAGAGATATCCCTTACCCGTTCGCTCCATAAGTTTCTGTGCAAAATCCATTACCCTACAAATTTAAGTAGAGCGTTCTTCTGACCATCAGACGCAGTTGCTCCGTACTTAGCAATCACTTGCTTGTATGCGAGTTCCTTAGCCTTCTTGTCTTTAGCACTCTTGATGTACTCGATAGACTTACTAAACCACTCTGAATCAGAATTTGATTTAGGTGTAGAAGTAGTAGTTCTTCCGTGCGTGTTTGTTGCATCGGCATCTTTCGTGTCATCAATTAAGAACATTCCGTTCATTGCATACTTACGAGCGTAAGAAGATGAAGAGCCGAAAGACTGAGCGATGTCCATTCCTTTGCGATTGATATCAATACCCGCTTGAGCAGAAGAGTAGACAGATGATTCTCCATCTGTAACCACAACCGTAGAGTTAACGAATGTGATACCGCCTACCTCCATAATCTCATCAGTGATGTGCATAGATAGTTTGTTCTTAGTCAGTAATGGTTTTACTGCCTCCAATATATCCTCCGCACTGCGGTAGTTGTAGTTTCCGAATTTGTTGCGCTGATTCTTTGGCGCTTTGAGTTCCGCTTGTACTTTAAGCAGAGCAGATGTTAGTGTTTTACTCATCTTGTTTGAATTAAATTGTTATACAAATATAAACATTTAGCGTTGAAACAGCTAAAGATTAGATAAGAAGTTCATCGATTTGTAGGATGTGAATGCGATGAAAAGTAACGACATCGTTACCTCGCCTTGCGAGATAAAGAAGCCAGTAAACCAGAGCATAACCAGAATTGCTATGACCTCTGTGATGATTTGTTTGTTTTCCATAAGAATACCTTTGTTAGATTCCGAGTGAGTTGAAGCTACTCAAGTTTACTCCCCCCTCCCCCAAAAGAGAAGTAAGTTGAGTAGATGAATACCTCCGTTGAGTTCTTCGTTCGTATCACCACCTAACGACTCAAGTTGCCAAGCCGATTCCTAAATAGGATTACTTTGACTGATTATCACACAGTCCACCGCCCCTCATCCACTATCAACATAGTTGTTCGGAAGCCGTGAACCTTTAAGCCGTTACACTCAGCGATGGCACAAACATATGTATTGTTTTTAAGAACAAAAAAGAAAAGGCGAGGAATATTTTCCCCGCCCAATCTTACACTCTGCGAATCAATTACTTAACTGATTTTCGCTTGAACCTATTCAGCTGAGTTACAATCACAGCTTTCTCTTCTTTGGTTACCCATTCGCTCGCAAACTTTCCTTGCGCCAAGTTCCACACTTGATTAGCGAAGTCCATAACGATTTCATCGTTCCAGTCAATCTCTACTGGCAGAGAGTTTCTGCTTTCAGAGATATGAGTTCCCTCTACTTGAAGTTCTACGATGTTACTGAAGTTAGGCAGTCTACCTATCTTGAGAATGTTTCTGAAGTTCGTGCGAGCTTCTTCTTCGTTCTGTGCTACCTCAAACAAGTAGCGAGTCTGATTTCTATCCGTTTTATCGGGATAGGACAACATAAATGTTTTCATAGTTGTTTGTTGTTTTGATTAGTATTGAGTTTCGATTTGTTCTAACACCTCATTGTAGTTCGCACCTCTGTACGAATCCACATAAGTTCCGTTGTTGTAGTGGATGCTATCGGGCACAAAGTACACCCAAGCTGACATTGTTTTTTCTCCCACAACAACATCCACCTTCTCTCTCTTGTAGAATCGTGGATGACCTTCAAGCAAGTCTAAGTTGTACATCTCAAACGGATTGCAGTCGTACACCTCAACCTCGACATTGTGACCTTCCTCACTTACGCCTTTTAGCATATAAGGAAGACCGCTTACGCACAATCTGTACTTGTCTTTCGTAGTACCGCTGCCCAAAAAGGTAGCGTTGCTCAGCAACCTATGATTGCCGTATCCTCGTTTCAGCGTTCCGTACACCGCTACGAGTTGATTGGTTTCAAAGATTTGTTTTCTCATAGTCCTCTTGTTTTGATTAGTTCTCTTGTTACTGCTTCAATCTCCGCTGATTTCAATCGGATGTAAGCATTGTCCATCATCTCTCCGTATGACAGCATATCCTCGCTGAGTTCAACGAGTCTATCGTAAAGTTTTTGTTCGTGTAAAGTCATTTGATTTGAATTTAGAAGTTGATAAGGGAGCACAGCCACCACAGCCGTGCCCCCAACCTAACCAACCACCAATTATATTTTAACCCACTTGTTAGTTTCCAAGTCGAATTGCTCTTCTTGTTTCTCCAAGTCTTTGTCCCAATCCTTGAACAAGTCACGAGTTGGTTCAGCCTTCTTGTAGTCAGCCTTGTACTTGTTGTAGGTTTGAGTCGTTGTCTTTGCCTTTGCTGTGTGATTAGACAGCGAAGTCTTTGCGACCTTCTTGTTGCCTTGATACACCCAATTGCGCACAGCCTTGTAAGAGTCGTTAGACATCCAATCTCCGTTAGCAGTCCAATGACCTAAGTGCTCGTTGAAGATTGCGAACTGACCTTGAGCATCTACGAATGCGAGTTTGCTCTGACCGATTACTGCGTAGATAAGCTGTCGCAGACCGCTGTGATTCAGCATAGCCGTAGAGTTGCCCTTGAATGTCCCGATGATTTGCGCCAAATGGCGAGAGTCAGACATCGTTTCATCTCCAAGCGTACGGATTGTTCCGTTGTGACCCATAGCCATCTTGTCCTTGCGAACATAGAATGGATGAATGTTCTCCTCGCTACGACCACCACTCGATGAGATGCGGAAGTGCAGAATCATTGGCTTGTCAATCATCTTGCGTACACTCTCGTACTCAGCGTAGAATGATTCGAAATCGTTGAATTTTTCGATGAATACACATCGCTCGTTGTACTCGTTGATGAATGGGTACGCCATACCACCTCCGTGTGAATTGTTCTCCCAAGCATTCTTGAGATGTTTCTTTGAAATAAGATTTGTTTGATTTACGATTAGCAAACACATAATGGTTGGACTGCTGTTATATCCCATCGCAGACATCGGTGTTGGTTAAACATAGTGCAAAGATACACTATTCAGATTAGTTGTGCAAATTTAATTCAGAAAAAACATTCTGATTTTGTGGAATTAGCTGATGTCCATGCAGTCATCGTGCTTGATTTTCACCAATCCGTTCCACTCGTCTTGGATTAGCTCCGCTACAGAGTCAAGCGCCTCGTAGCTGTAGTGTTTTGGTAGTGTGATACCGAATAAAGCAAAGAACTGAGCTTTACTTAGTTTCTCTCTCGTTTCCATATCATCGTTGTACAGCCATATCTTGTACAGAGTATGACCGCAAGTGATGTCCAAGTAAACGATGCTGATTCTGATTCTTGATTTTCTCATTGCTTTTGGTGTTAAATTAGTATAGTCTTTCTCCCGCATACAAGTAGTCGTGATACTTGTCTTTTCTGTACGGATAGTTGCTCCCGTTGTAACATTCATCGCACCAATCTCCCGTTGTTATCCCGTAGGCATCGAATCGTGTTTCTGTGCTCTCCTCGTTACCGCATCGGCAAGCGAGATGTTCCTCCATATAGAATCCTTCTTCTGAGAACTCCATTGATGCTCCGTACTCCAAGAAGTCAATCGCTTCTTGCTTGTTGTCAAACGATGAGTGCATCTCTCCGTTTGCTTTGTAGATTTTGTAAACCTTCATATCGTTGGTATTTAGTTATTATCCGAGCGTCCTTGTGTAGCTCCAAGCTACATCCTTGTATCCTTCCTTCTTCTGTAGGACATAGCAAGTATCAATCATAGCTTTGATTAGACTGCTTATCTCCTCCTCTGTATCGAAGTGTTCGATTCTGGCTTGTTGTAGCTCATCGTTCAAATCGTGAACTTTCTTGAGCATAATTAACTGAGCAATTTTTGTAGTCTTTTTACCTTGCTTAGTCGTCATAGTTTTGATTGCATCGTAGTCGTGCTCTCCGTTTTTCGTGAGGTTGAAAACTTGAAACCTCAGTTGTTGTAGAATATCCATATCTATAATTTTTAAGGATTAGTGCGTGTGTGTTTGTTCCGTTGATAGTGGAATGGTGAAAAAAATGAGCGCCCGAGAAACCCCGAGCGCCCACAATCATTAACCAAAAATATCCACGAAACAAGTGAATGATTGAATAGGAAAGGTGCGGGAATCGAACCCGCATTAACCATTACCCCTCTGTAGGCTTATGCCTCTGTTGTAGTGATGCTGTCAACACCCCACAAGCGCTGAGTACACGAACGCACATCTCTGAACTGATTGAATGCTCTGATTACTCTGTCACTCTTATGCTTTACATCATCTGATGTATTGCTGATGTCAATGCTTGAAGAACCATTGTTCTCGTACATATGACCGAATGCGAGCACAAGTGCGAACTTGTCACGAATGCGCTTGCTATCGTACTGCTTACGCATAACCTTGCGTAGTGGATGCTTGTCTGTAACGAGTGCGTTAGCAACATCCTTGTACGATTGAACCTCTCCGCTGTCAATCATATCAGCGATAACTTGCAGAAGTTGAACTCTCCACCAAGCGCCTTCCATTGATGGAACACCGCTGAAGATACGAATTTCAACACCGAACGATTTCAAGTTGAATGCTCTGCGTGTATGAGCAACATCGCCCTTTGCAACAGCGCCTCCGTAGTTAGTGTTCAAGCGCCCGATGTATAGGCTGTAGAACAAAGGCACAAAGTGATGCAAGTGCGTGAGCAATTCACGACCGCTCATACCCTTTTTGCTGATGGTCATATGACCTCCGCAAGATGTACGATTCGCATTGCCATTGTCATCCAATTTCGCATCGAGCATCCAACGATGCTGTTGGAAATTCTTACGAACAAATGACCCATTGTGTAATGGTAGGATTGGCGAGATAAACTCAGCACCACCACGACCAAGTGAACCATCTCTCTCAGCGCCCCATTGACCACATTTACCGCTTAGGTAATCAGCATATGCTTTGGCATCAGAATCTTGCTTCTCAGCCTCGATACCGAAATACCATTTACCATCTTCCATCTGAGCATCGAACTGCGAGCGGAAATTACCGCTTCCGTGATACCCGAAGATGCGACCATTGTTGTTGTTGTACTGCGCTGACCTCCAAGACTCGTATGCTGTATGAGAATCAGAACCATACATAAAGTTTATTCTTCTGTCTGTACCATTGATGGTCATATTGCGAGAGAATAACTTATCTCTGAGCCATCCGCTTTCGATTACATAAGGACATACCATCTCTTGGCGCACCTCTCTCAGAACTGCTGATGGTAAATTCACAGCGCTTGGTCTGTTGCTCATCGCAGTAAACTGCTTGTAAGTAAGAATGCCGGTAGGATTGCCGTTAGGATTTCCGTACTCGAGTATAGATACTTGCTTGAGAAAATCCGGCGGACAATCTGTACCATTGCAATGTAGGTTAGTGTAAACTTTTGTTGTTCCAATGTGGAAGAAGTTTAGACCATCTAAGTTGATGTTAGGCGATGCCCAAGCATTGAGAGTGCGAACACGACCTCCGTTTGCAAGGACTACCAATAGCAATTTGATGCACTGAGAATCTCTGTAATCACGAGAAACCCAATCATACTCTGTACGGATTGCATCGTAAACAGAATCAGCATCTACTCGTACTGATTCGACAATTTGCTCAGCTACATTAACGTGAATGTAACCTCCCATTAGATTAGACATACGAGCATTCTCGCTGTTAATCATTCTGTTGGTGATGATGTTTCTAACTTGTGACATAATTGATAAAATTTTGGTTAATAAAAAAGTGCTGATGTCACTCAGCATTTGTGCCCTAACACAGAATCGAACTGCGTACCTTCCATTTAAAGCAAACCAATTAGGGCTAACACTACAACAGCATTGCGCCTCCAATTAGGCAAGATGTCTGAGATATACCAAACGATTATTGCCGTACCACGACCTCCTATGCAATTGATGTATTAAGCACCCGAGCAAATGCTCTGTTTGTGCGCTCCCAATCTCATAACAAATTCAGCCATTGTGATACAGATTCTAAGCGCTCCCAATTGAGCGCCCTAATCAGATGTTTGATGTAGCTCTGAGCATTCTCGATGCTCCGCTGTTGATGTGTTTATACTGCTCTCCAAAACCCAAAGTAGTTGAATACTCTCAGAGACATCCTATGGCTATCTCTTACCCTCTCCAAAACCCCAAGTGGACTACAGCTGTCGCTGTGACCATTGTCGCTTTGATGGATTCTTGTACTACTCTCACTCCTCGCTTATTGCTATCAATGATTACACCTCTTTCACATCTGACCGAAGTCCCTACAGCCTAAGTCCGAATGCCCCATAGGTACATTTGGTTTCCGCTGTAGCTCCGCTTCCAAGTTTACACCACTTAAAGTTAGCTCATCAAGGCAGTTACCATATGTACCGCCTATCCGCAGTTTGCATCCGTATTTCAAGATGCTCGTGCTCTGACTCGTTTCCGCTCACTACATTGGTGCGCTGTTGCTGACATTGATTCGAGTGTTTAATGCCCACAAGTACGGCAGTCAGCGGAGGCGCTGTAGTGATTGTTGCAAGTGCAGATTCAAAGAACGTTTGTCGCTTTCGACATTGCATAGATACGCAATTATTTTGTTTCCACAAGCGCTGTGGTAAAATATTTCACATTTGATGTTAATTTAGAACCAATCTAAATAAGACGGGTAGCTATATATAGATATAATGCGTACCCCATTGAGGCGCTGTGATGCTGTTATAAATTCATTGGGGGGTATTGTGCTCACTCTGTAACGAACTGCGCTCACAAATCAACTGAGCTATCTGTAGTGGATTGATTGCATACATAGTCTATGTACTATCTCACTATCAACATAGCTGTAATACATAGAATGTCTGTGCGCTGTGGGCAAACGCTGAAATATCTGTAGGCGCTCAGCCAATCGATGGGGGGTAGGGTCTTGGGTTGCGTTTCGGTATGTGTCTGCGTGCGTGCTATATGTATTATAATCCCCACCCTCTATATTACTCACCCCTATATATGTTATGCATTTTCGTACCTCTCTATATATGTGGTGCTTTTTGTACCATCAACACGTAATCAGTATCAAAGTAGACACTTGATTTTGTCATAAATATGTTGTACCTTTGCTATGCAATCAACGATGGGTTTAAGCGTTTGAACGAATGTGAAATGAAAGCGGTTAACCAGTCTGAACGTTAGACCCGCACAAGATGTTTTTCATTGAAAGTAGAGTTGTAACGCACACACAAAGAGTTGTATTGCGATGCACTGTACCCAAACTGTACCTAATATGCTCACCACTATTTTTATCCTAATATTGATTATCTTTGTTCCCGTAACAGTCTTAGACTTAATCGGTTACAGTCGTAATGTACCAGACAACTTTGGTTGTGGTACGGACGAGCTCTGTATCTGTGAGAAGTCGAAGGACTGCATAAGAAGAAAGGATGATAGCAAAACGCAAGGGTAAACAAAAGTACACGCTCTTCTTCGATGAAGGGGGTATGATTCAGTCAAAGCCAACAGACCCACCCAAGAGTGGTTACTCGGCAATGATGAAACACCTACTTGACGTTAAGGGAGGAACATCTAAGCAGTACGAAGACTTGATGAATCGTATTGCATTCCACGAAACTGGAGCACAGCAGAGAATGAAAGAGAATGCTATCCAGTTAATCAAAAACGATAAGGGAGAACTCGTGCCACAAGGAGTGGGCAGAGGACTGTTTATGATGGAGGCTGGAGATGCCGCTGGTGGTATCACCGCAGTGAACAGAACATACAAAGAGTTCAAGGACAGTGGTATGGAAATCCCTAAGTGGTTGCAAGAAGCATACAAGGAGAAATCACTGGATGCATCTAAACTAACTGGTGACCAGCAGAGAACGCTATTCATCGGTAACTACCTACAACATCCTAAAGCCAATCTCGGTGCTTGGAAGGATGGAAAGATTTCTACAGAACAATTCTGGGGCAACTACCACCACGCTGGAGGTTCTACAACGAACTACGATAGCTTCCGTGAGAGTATGACTGCGTACGATAAAACATACAGCAAGTAATGAAAGCCAAGAAGAAAAAGAAGCAGTCCTCAGCGGAATACTACCGCAAGAACAAGAAGGCTCGTGATAAGAAGAAGAAGTACGATACAAAGTACCATTCATCTAAAGCTCGTAGACGGTATCGTGCATTCTTGGTAAAGATGCGTAGAAAGGCTGGTCGCTACGGTAACGGTGACGGTATGGACTACGACCACGATGAAAGAAGATTCATTACAGCTAAACGAAACAGAAGTAAGAAATGACACCTAAGAAGAAAGGAAAGGGTAAAATAAAAAGACCTAACTACGGAAAGACTGAAACCTTTGCAGACTACCAGTCGGCAGCGGCAGCATTTACGGATTTCAATCCGCAGAGCGATACAGTATTCGTAGGAGCTTCTATTGACCCGTCTGTTGCACAGAGAAAAGCCAACAGAGCTTCAAGCATATCAGCTTCTAAGGGAGCTTCAGAGGTAAACTACAATGACCAAAAGGTATACAGAACCAAGAACGAAGCTGGTCAAACAGTATATGTACACTTAAAGAAACACGATAAAAAAGAATACTCAAACGGAGGAATTATGAAAGCGAAAAAGAAAATGTATAACAAGGGTGGTAAAATCGACCCTACTAAAAAAATGAAGAAGGCTGACGAGGCTGAAATCGACAGACGCTACGAGTCAACAGTTGGTAGAAACCCAAGAACTGGCGAGTTAAACTACCCTAACAGCGCTGATATGGACAAAGTTGATGCAACTGCTGGTAGTGCTGGTAACGACAGCAAGCTTCGTAAGGCTATCTCTGACAAATACTACGCTGAAAAAAGAAAAGAGATGGGTATTGATAAAATCAAGACCTACAAGAAGGGTGGTATGCTTGGAAAGAAAAAAGCTCTTGACTTCAACAAGGATGGCAAGATTAGCAAAGCTGACTTCATCCTAATGGCAAAAGCAAAAGCTAAGAAGAAGTAATGAAAGCTTCTCGCAAGAAAGTAAAAGTAAAAGCTCCCTCTGGGTATCACTGGATGCTCGAGAGGGGGCGTTACTACCTAATGCCTCACAAGGGCAAGTTCGTCCCACACGAAAACGCATCTCTGAAAGCAGAGTTCAAGGTTAAGACGGCACACTAATCTGTTCGTTGCCTTCGAGCTTCCTATAGTATCGTTGCACCAAAAGCCTACCCTTCTGGGATAAGGCGTATCTAACTCTGTATCCCATCTTGCTTTCGTGAAATATAGCTTCCTCGTAAGTGCTGGGTGACAGCTTATCAAAATACTTGTATAGGTATCCCTTGTTTACAAGCGGGTATACCAACCTCTGCGCAAGCTTCAGCTTGTTGTAGAAGTATGCTTCAGACATATGGTCTAAGGTGAAGAACTCGTAGTCGTAGATAAATATCAAAAAATTTATTTCACGCTCTTTTAGTTCTGCACTCTCTATTAAATCTCTGATAACCAGTCTGTGATACTTTCCGTAGGAGCTACCAAGTTTGTTGGCATCCCTCATCTTGAAGTCACGGAACATACTCTTTCGTGAACGCTTCGCCATTTTTATTAAATTTGCATTGTATACAAAGTTAAGCAAATGGCAACTCTTTCTGGAAATAAGGTCAAGGACACCTACACGTCCCTACTCAAATTAGAATCTAATGGTGTAACCTCAACATTGAAAACCGTAGAAGACGGTGCGGGTGTTGACTCTGCACTGAAACTATCTACAACTGAGGTTGAGGTAGCTGCACTTAGCTTCGGCTCTGCACCTACTTCGTCAGCATCTGAGCTTACCGCTCTACTTGTAGACGGTACTAACAATGTAGTTACTCGTGAGTTAGATTCAACAGCGTTTGACACAGCTGCAACAGCAGCGTTTAAGACTATAGCTGTTTCTGGTCAAGGCAATGTCGTTGCCGACTCTGCTACAGATACATTGACGCTTGCAGCTGGTAGTAACATTACTCTTACTACAAACGCATCTACAGATACAGTTACGATTGCTTCTACAGCATCTGTATTCGGTAACCCAATGTTTATCTTGAGACCGAGTGCGTCCTACTCTCTTACTACTACAGCTGCTACACCAACGCAAGCTGCGGTAAACAACAACAGTAACACATCCTCTCACCTTGTAAACGATGACAGCAATGTGCACCTACAAACTTCATCTACTACAACTGGAGCTATGACTATCGAGCGTAACGGTTTGATTCGCATTGACATCAACTTTATGCTTGAGGTAACAACAGCAAACACTGATGTTACTATTGATGTAAAGGAAAAACCTTCTGGTGGTTCAGCTGCTACTATTCAGAGTATTGTAAGAAGCAAAGCTGCTGCTGGTAATATGGCTATCGGATTTAGTCTGTTCCGTCACGCTGCTGATGACACAGATATCTACTACGAAATCTCAAGAAACTCTTCTGGTGGAGCATCGTTGCTTACTTCGAGCACGTTTGCTGTTACCAAATTAGACTAATTAAATATGACTGAAAGACAAAAGGAATGTGTGCTTGAAATTCAAGACCTCATCATCGCTATAAACAATGTAGTAAAGAAGTACGAGCTTGAAAACGAGTTCCTTGCTGTATTAGCCGTAGGGTTTCTCGATATGGAAAGCCAGTTTACAGATGAGGACGGAGCAGAAAGAGCTAATATGAGCTTGCTCTCTTCGTTTGCTGTGCACGATGAGGAAGAGTTAGACGACCTACTCTCGTACTGTGTGGAAGCATACCGTATGGAGAAGGAAGAAGAGGAGAAGGACACGTCCAATATAGATTACTGGATAAACTTATCAAGAGGGGACGGCAGCGTAAACTAAACGCCAAACCCTTTACATACTTTAATTAAAATGATTAGAAAAATTGTTATCGGGCGTGACCCGAAAGACGCTATGGCATACTATGTGGGTATGCGAGCTGGAGCTGGAAAAGTAGTCGCTATTGTTGAAGACGAGGCGCATTTACACAAGTACAGTAAAAAACGGTATCTCATTTACATTGAGAATGAGCAAGGAACGATGTTATGGAAGGCTATTGACGATATGCCTTGTATTCTGGAGTACGACCTTAAATTTGAATAGTATGAGACCGTTACATCATTTCATCGTAAGAATACCAAACAAGTTTAAAGACGAAGTATCCTTCAACGGAGGAAAGCTAAAGCTGGTTAGCAAGTTTAACGAGTTTGAGCACCGTCACAACTCGGCAGAAATCATAGGCGCACCAAAAGGATTTGACTGCGTTGGAGATACTCTGTACTTCCACCACCACGTTGTGATGGAGCAGATGTATGACATTGGAGATGACCTATACTTAGTAAACTACGACCCAGATGGAGGATATGGAAACCACGCTATTGCTGTCCAAGATAAAACTGGCAATATTGATATGCTTGGGGATTGGTGTTTCGTACTACCCCCAGATGAGCCAGAAGAGGAAACAAGTGATTCTGGCATTATTCTTAGCATCAAAGAAGAACCTAAACTGGAAGGAGAGCTACTCAGTCTACCCCGAGATGCAGAATGGATTGGAGCGGAGTCTGGTGATGTGGTGGGTTACAGACCGAACTCTGAATATGAAATGGAGCTTCAAGACGGTACGAAGGTTTATCGTATGCGCATAACAGAATTAGTGTATGCCAAGAAAGAGTAAATTTACAACGATTGAAGCATCGACAAGATTGTTGTCTTCTATGGAGGTGGCAATCAATAATATGATTGATGAAATCCGCAAGCCAGTAGACTCAGAGCTGTCTGGTTCGCAGAGAAAGGCAGAGCTTCAAAGTATCAAACAAACGGCAACAGATGCAAAAGAACTGCTTATCGAGTACCAAAGACTGGAACAAATGGTCAAAGAACTCAAGGAAACTGGAGGGATTGAAGAAGACAAAGACTACTCTGGGGGATTCGCAGAGCGATTCTCAAAGTAGTCAAGTCTTCATCTACTGGGATTATTAGTACCAGTAAGCGTGGGAGTGTATAGCGGTGAGGTCACAACCGTGATGGGGGCAAGATGACTGAACTGCTATACTTTCGCTACTAACACAAGCGGTTAGTAATAGAAACCCAGCGAAAAGCAATATACGTTTCATAAGCTGGAATGTTAATTTAATGTAAATATAGTAAAATTCGATGAAATGGCTGGTCTTAAACAAGTTGAAGGGTATGATAACTACGTTGTCAACATATGTCCCAACGATACGGAGGGTGAAGTCATCGAAGTCGGTGGGATTGATATTCAGCTTCCCAAAGCTCCAAGAGACGAAGACATCCTCAACTATGGAAGGGATGTTCATCTGCAAATGTGGAGACGACTTTCTGTGCCAGAAGAACTGCAAAGGATTCGCTCTATGGATGAGTGGTACGAGATGCCTTCCGAATTTAAAAAACGCTTTTCTCCATATATCGAAAAGGAGTTTCAGCGTAGGCGTGAAGGTGTTTGGTTCTGGAATAACGGTGAGCGTGTCTACATTACGGGGAGACACTATATGATGCTACAGTGGTCGAAGCTGGATATCGGCTACGGCTACTACTTAGAGTTCCAGAGAAGACTGTTCTTACACTTCGCAGCTTGTGAGGCAGACCCTCGCTCTATGGGTCAGATGTACACCAAGTGTAGACGTTCTGGATACACCAATATGTCTGCTGCTATTCTGGTGGACGAAGGCACGCAAGTAAAAGACAAGCTACTGGGTATTCAGTCTAAGACTGGTAAGGATGCGCAAGAGAACATCTTTATGAAGAAGGTAGTTCCTATGTTTAAAAGCTACCCATTCTTCTTTAAGCCTATTCAAGATGGTACTACAAACCCCCGTATGGAATTAGCATTCCGTGAGCCATCTAAGCGTATCACAAAGAATAATAAGACCTCATCAAAAGGAGAAGCCCTCAACAGCATTATCAACTGGAAGAACACCACGAACAACGCATACGATGGTGAGAAGCTTCATATGATGTATATGGATGAGAGCGGTAAGTGGGAGAAGCCTACCGACATCCGTGAGGCGTGGCGAATAGAAAGAACTTGTTTAATTGTAGGTCGTAAGATTATTGGTAAGTGTCTTATGGGTTCTACAGTAAATCCAATGGACAAAGGTGGAAAGCAATACAAAGAACTCTGGCGAGACTCAGACCCAGACGACAGAAACGCAAACGGAAGGACAAAGACTGGACTTTATAGATTATTTATACCAGCCTACGAAGCTCTCGAAGGTTTCTTTGACGAGTACGGTAATCCAATTGTGGAAGACCCAGAAAAACCAGTTAAAACGATTGATGGCGATTTTGTCGACATTGGTGCAAAGACGTACCTCAAAAACGAAAGAGACGCACTCAAGCACGATGCAAGAGAACTCAACGAGTATGTACGACAGTTCCCGTTTACAGTTGAGGAAGCGATGCGAGACAGTATCGAGGGGTCTACATTTAATATTGGAAAGATATACGAACAAATAGAATACAACCAAGAGCTGTTTCCAAACCCAGTGGTTCGTGGCAACTTCAGCTGGAAAGACGGAGTAAGCGACAAGGAAGTTGTATTCAGTCCAAACAAAGAGGGTAGATGGCGTATAGCTTGGATGCCGAAGCCAGAGGATAGAAACAAGTACGCAATTAAGTACGGAAAAAAGCACCCAGCGAACGACCATATAGGCGTTGGAGGTGTCGATAGCTACGATTTGGACTCTACCTCAGACAACAGAGGCTCTAAAGGAGCTTGTCACCTATACAATAAGTTTAGTTTAGCCGCTCCAGCCAATATGTTTGTGGCTGAATACGCCTCACGACCCCCTCTGGCTAAGATATTCTACGAAGATGTGCTTATGGCAGCTGTATTCTACGGGTATCCACTGCTTATAGAGAACAACAAGTACGGAATTGTGCGTCATTTTGAGGCAAGAGGGTACGAAGAGTACGTTATGAAGCGTCCAGAGCACTTGAAACCACCAAATGCGTCTTCAAACGTAAAAACTCGTGGTATTCCGTCCAACTCGCAAGATGTTATCCAAGCTCACGCACACGCAATCGAAGCTTATGTGGAAGAACACGTTGGAATAAACAGTCAAAACGGTGATATGGGTAAGATGTACTTTGATAGAACCCTTGAAGACTGGATAGGCTACAAAATAGACAACCGAACTAAGTTTGACCTTACCATTAGCTCTGGTTTAGCACTGCTTGCTGCTCAAAAAGTAAGGGTGGAGAAGAAGGAATCTAACTTTAACGACAAGAAGTTTTTCAGAAGATACACCAAAGAGATAAGGCGCTGATAGGCAGTGCTTTAATTTCGTATATTTGCAAGGAAGTATTTTGCGAAAGGCTATATGTACAGTAACGACAACGACAAAGGGAAGTACGGTAATTTCCCAGACCCATTCTCACCTCATAAACAAAAGACCAGCAAGGCGTATGGTCTGAAGTATGCTAAAGCCATTGAAAAACAGTGGGGTAACGCTGATGATGAGAGAAGTCTTTTCCGTAGAAGAATGAAAGACTTTGAGACTAACCGTGATTACGCCAACGGTACTCAAGATACTTCTATCTACAAACAAATCCTTAACTCACTTGACCCTAACTCTGGCGATGGAACGCTACTTAACTTGGACTGGTCTCCAGTTCCAATCGTTCCTAAGTTCGTAAAGATTGTTGTAAACAACATTCTATCGAGAAAGCCTTACCCTAATGTAGTGGCTATTGACCCGCTGTCTCGCACAGAGAAAGACGAGAAGAAGGCTAAGATGATGTTCAACGTAGAGAACCGAGAGCTACTTGCTCAAGCAAAAGCAGCTGGTGTTCCTATCGAAGACGATTTAGAGTCTGTGCCAGAGACAAAAGAAGAAGCAGAAATATTTATTGACTCTACCGTAAAAACAGATGCTGAGGTTGCAGCTCAGTTAGGTACATCCCTAACTCTTGAGTGGAACGACTTTGACCAGCGTGTGTACCGTAGAGCTGTAAACGATTTGGTTACTTGTGGTATGGCGGTTGTTAAGAGAAACAACGACCCCAACTATGGAATTACTGAAGAGTATATTGACCCAGCGTTCTTCTTCCACAGCTACACAGAAGACCCAACGTTCTCAGACCTCATCTATGCTGGGCACGTTAAAAAGATTAGCATCTCGGAGCTTAAACGTCTCGCTGGTTCAGAGTTTACAGAAGAGCAATTCCAAAAGATAGCTCAGAAGGTTAAAAACAAATACCAAAACAGAGCAGATAAACTAAGCTACAAATACTACGATGAGACTCTTGACCGTACAACCTACGGATACGATGAGTTCATTGTTGAAGTTATGGACTTTGAGTTCATCTCTGTTGACGACATTCACTTTGAGGAGAAGCAATCTAAGCACGGTAACGTGGGCTTCTACTACAAAGGACTTGAGTACACCCCGCCAAAGGAATCTGTGTACGATAGAAAACCAGTGAATATGTCTATAGCCACTGTGTACGGTGGTAGCTACGTTGTTGGATGTGACTATATGTTCGGATATGGTCAAAAAGCAAACGTACCTAAAAACGTACACGACCTAACGAAAGCTAAACTGTCGTACTCAGTAGTCGCAACAAACTTGCGTAGAATGATGCCTAAGTCTCTTGTAGGCTCGGTAATCGGTTTCGCAGACCAGTTGCAGCTATCTCATTTGAAACTACAGCAAGCTATCGCTAAGGCAAAACCAGACGGTCTCATTGTAGACATCGAGGGTCTTGAAAACGTTCAGCTTGGTAAGGGCGGTGAACTACAGCCCCTTGATATACAAGACATCTATGAGCAAACTGGTGTATTCTACTATAGAAGCAAGAACCCAGAAGGTGGTTTTCAAAATCCACCCGTCCGTTCTTTGGACAATAGCATTCGTAACATTAACGAGCTTATCGCTATTTATAACCATAATCTTCGCCTCATTCGTGATACCACTGGTATAAACGAGGTGATGGACGGCACTTCTCCAAAAGGAGAGCAGTTGGTTGGTGTTCGTCAGCAAGCTATGGCTGCTGGTAACAACGCTATCTACGATATCACAAACGCATCAATCTACTTGTACAGTAAGATTTGCGAAGACATCGTAAAGTGTCTACAGATTATTCCTCCTAAGTCAGTTCTGTTCCAAGTGTACGAAAAGGCTATCGGAGAAAAGACTATGGCTATCCTACAATCATTCTCTAACCTTCCGATGTACAACTTCGGTGTCAAGGTTCAGACTGAGATGGATGAAACAGAGAAGGCTTACTTGGAGCAAAACATTCAAGTAGCTCTGGGTCAAAAAGAAATAGACCTCGAAGACGCAATCGCAATTCGTCAGCTACGAGATATCGACCAAGCTGAGAGACTGCTTATCGTAAGACGCAAGAAGCGTATGAAGATGATGCAACAGATTGCTCAGCAAAACTCTCAGATGCAAGCGCAAGCTAATCAGCAGACCGCAATGGCAACATCGCAAGGAAAGATGCAAGAGATTCAAGCGCAAGCACAAGCTAAGATTGCAGAGATTCAAGCACAAGCTCAAGCTAACGCTCAGTTGCTTCAAATGGAGTATCAGCTGAAAGGACAGATGGAGCAAATGAAACTGCAAAGCACTCAAGCGGAAAAGCTGTCTGATATGCAGTTCAGACAGAAGCTCGAAGGAGATAAAGAGAAGGCTAAAGACGAGCGTGTAAAAAAGCAAGCCGTTGAGCAGTCAAAACTAATATCTCAGCGACAAGGCAAGAGAGAAGAATTGAAAGAAGAAGAAGACGGGTTGATGGACTTGCTAAAGTCTTGATAACCAGTAAATTAGTACCTTTGTAAAAAATAACAAAATGGCAGCAAACAAATTAGTTCACAACTATAATGCAAACCTTCAAGCCTTTGGTCAGTCTGGTTTCGATTATGTTACGACTGGGACAATCAATGCTCACTCGTATATGGCTATCAGTGCTCTTGAAGATGCAAGCATTAGTGTAACATCTGCTGTTGGTGGAGACAACTTATCGTCAGTAACAATTCCTAAAGGATTGACTATCTACGGTAAGTTTAGCAGCATCACAGTAAGCTCTGGTAAAATTTTAGCATACAGAGAAGCACAAGACAGATAATGCAAGGATTAGGTTTATCAATAGCTAAACAAGCGTATGTAGACGCTGTGTATCCCGTTGACCAAAACTGGTGGGTGGGCGATGGCGTCAATGACTATATAAACGGTACAGACTCAACACCTTTTATATGGACAGATGTTGCTACACAAGACCTAAGTATTTCGTTCTGGATTAGAATTGATTCTACCTCAAAAAAGAATCAGCAGATATTCTGTTTATCGGCTTCTGAGTCGAATACCAACAACAACTGGACTATATTTTATACGGCTAATAGCAACAGAATATACTTTCGACAAAGATTTGGTGGTTCAAACCACGAAAGATACTATGCTCTTCACGATGACAGTAACGATACTATTACTGGAATCACCAGCCCTACAAATGGATGGATAGCAAGTCAAAGAGGTAATGTAAATGATGATGGCTTTGTCAATATCACATTTACCTACGATGCTTCTTCTGGAAGCAATGGAATTAAAGCATACTGGAATGCAACAGAGTTAAATGTTTCTGGAGGTTACAATATAGCAGAAGCAAGTAGAACCAACTTTAACCCAGAATTTTTAGGAATCGGAGAGAATGTTGGTAACGCCAGTCCTTCTGCTGGTGTTCTTGGTGGAGCTATAAACGAAATAAAGCTGTACAGCTCTGTATTAAGCTCTTCAGATGTTACATCTATTTACAACTCTGGAAGACCGTTAAACGCTTCTGATGTGGGTGTAACTTCAAACCTCATTACAGAGTGGGAGCTTGATACCGATGTTACAGACAGTAGCGGTATATACACAACAACTAACAACGGAGGAACATTTAGCTAATGTATGTACTAATGACACAGAGTCAATATGACTCAAGAACTACAGCGGACTACACTGGTGCAACTAAGTCTAACTTAGACGGTGATATGCACATTGTGCAACTGGCTTCTGGAACTCCACTTACTGATACTCATACTCAGTATTTTATTGGTAAGGACGAAGCTCAAAAATATATGTATGACAACTCAGATGACTGGGTAGAAGATTTAGAATAATGGCAACACAGATTAACTTAGATACAGCTACGAGAGTAGATATTACTTGTCGCAGAGGAGACACGTTCAAGTTGGAGTTCACCTTTACTGATGACGATGGTGATGCCATTGACCTAACGAGCTATACTTGGAAGATGGATGTCAAAGAAACAGACACCTCTTCTTCTGATATTATTGGAGATTCAAGCTTCACTTACTCTGGAAACTCAGATGGTGAGCTTACAGTTACAGCAACTGCTGCTACTATGGCTGCTGTATCTGGCGGTCTCTATGTGTATGACTTGCAGTCTACAAATAGTGGCACGGTAAAAACTTGGGTATACGGAATCTTTAAAATCAACGAAGACGTAAGTGAGTAATATAGAAGTAAATAGCGGAGACTCTGTAAAGATTGGAGGAGTTACCACTAAGGTAACCACAGCTAAGATTAGTCAACCAGAAATCAATGTAGCGATTGCTGGTGTGATTTCTACTAAGGACTCTCACTATACCCACAATCAGAACTCTGTTTCTGATACTTGGAGTGTAACACACAATCTCGGCAAGAAACCAGCCGTTACTGTCGTAGATAGTGCAGATACAGTTTTGTATGGAGCTGTGTCGTATACAGATAATAATTCTTTAACAATAACCTTGTCTGCCCCTACGAGTGGGAAGGCGTATATGAACTAATATGGCTGAAGTAAAATTTTTAAGTAACTTAAACGTAGACGGTAACATTGACCTCAATCAAGGTCAGTTAATCGACTCACGCTTTCAAGTTGTAACTGCTGACCCTACGAGTGGTAACTTCGAGGGTCGTATGATTTATCGCTCAGATATTGATGCGATTAAGTTCTACAACGGTAGCTCGTGGCAGACTCTATCTACTACAACTGGTGACATCACAGCGGTAACTGCTGGAAGTGGTCTTACTGGTGGTGGTACATCTGGAGCTGTTACACTAAACGTAAACGTAGACAGCACAACAATCGAAATTGTATCTGACACGGTACAAGCTAAAACTGCTGGTGTAACCAACGGTGCTACTACGCTTGTAACTGGTAACGATGTATACGACTGGGTAACTGGTCTTGGATACACAACAAACACTGGTACGGTAACGTCTGTACAGCTTTCTGCTGGTAACCTAATTGACATAGGCGGTACTAACCCTATTACTACATCTGGAACTATCTCTATCAATGTAGACCTATCTGAATTGACAGATATGACTCAAGCGATGGTTGCTACAGATGAGTTTGTTGTATTGGACGCATCATCTCAGAAGCGTAAAGCTGCGAGTGAGATTCCATTGAGTATCTTCAACAACGACGCTAACTTCTCTACCACTACTGGTACAGTAACAAGTGTAAGCGGTACTGGTACTAAGAACGGTCTTACTCTTACTGGAAGTGTAACATCAAGCGGTAGCTTAACTCTTGGCGGTACACTTGCTATTAGCAACGCTGACTGGAGTGGTGCTGACCTTGCTATTGCAAATGGTGGTACTGGCGCAAGTGATGCTTCAACAGCTCGTACAAACTTAGGTCTTGGTACTCTTGCTACACTGAATAGCGTAGGAGCTGCTCAGATTGATGCTAACGCAGTTGGCTCTTCAGAGATTGCTGCAAACGCTGTAGGAGCTTCTGAGCTTAACGTAGGTAGCAATGGTTCTTCTGGTCAAGTGTTGACTTCAGACGGTGACGGCTCGTTCTCTTGGACTGCTAAAACTACAAACACCGATACAGATGTAAGTGTAGCTAACTTGAAATCAAGATTGGCTCAGTTTACAAGTGCAGATACAGTATACATTGGTGATGCTGATGACGATACTACGGTTGTAATTCGTGGTACACTGCAAATTGATGGTGGTTCGTTTACTACCACTTCAGAGACTGTTACATTCAATGACAATATCTTGTTGTTGAACAGCAACGCAGCAGCAACACCTACAGAAAACGCTGGTCTTGAAGTTGAGCGTGGTAACTCTACAAACGTATTGTTCCGTTGGAACGAGACAAACGACAGATGGGAGTTTACGAATGATGGTTCTACTTACTACAACATTCCAATCTCTTCTGAATACTCAAACAACTCTGGTGATATTACCGCTGTAACTGTAACGGCTGGTAATGGTTTGACTGGCGGTGGTACTGCTTCAAGCGGTGCATTCTCTAAGACTCTTCATGTAGGTGCTGGTACTGGTATCTCGGTTGCCGCAGATGCTGTATCTCTTAGCCACTTAGGTCTTGAGTCTCTTGCAGACCCTAACGATGACCGCATCGCATTCTGGGATGATTCTGCTGGTGCATTCAAATGGTTGGACATCGGCTCAAACCTTACTATCTCTGGTACTACTATTAGTGCTACAAACACCAACACTCAGCTTTCTAAAGAAACTGTACAAGACTACGTTGGTGAGATGGTTACTGGTAACACAGAGACTGGTATCACTGTTACATACGATGACGCTAACAACGAGTTAGACTTCGTAGTAGATACTGCAACAGCTTCTGCAATTGGTCGTGCAAGAGTAGCTGCTGGTGACGGTATTGATGTATCTGTATCGAGTGGTGTGTTTACCGTAAGCGGTGAAACTGCTTCTGCATCTAACAAGGGTATCGTTGAACTTGCAACTGCTGCTGAGGCACTCGCTGGTACAGACTCTACGAGAGCTGTAACACCAGCTGGTTTAGCTGCTCGTTCTTACAAAGGAACGATTGGTGATGGCTCTGCTACAAGCATTGCAGTATCTCACGGTCTCGGTACTCGTGACGTAATGGTTCAGATGTACGATGCATCAAGCTATGAGACTGTATACGCTCAAGTTGTTAGAACAGATGCAAGTACGGTAACAGTGGACTTTAACACTGCTCCAGCTGCAAATGATATTATCATCTTGGTTACTAAGATTGACTAATACAGACTTAGACTAATATACGAGGGGTGTGGTTCAGACTGCACCCCTCTTTTTTTTATCTTTGTGGAACAAAATGTATATCAATGATATTAAGCGTAAACTACGATAAGGTAACTGGAGAGATTACTGTTTCTTCTGATATATCTTCCATAGATGTATCTGTAAACGATAATGCAACAGACGACAATTCTTCTAATGTAAGTTTTGAAGTAGCCATTGATACAAGCGTTTACGAGCAGATTAACGAACTACCTACAGACTAATGGCTGCATTATCATCAACACAAAGCGGTAATTTTAGCTCTGCATCAACTTGGGGCGGAACAGCACCAAGCGATGGAGACACGTTTACTATCAATCGTGGTCACGAGGTTGTTGTAAACTCAGACTTGCGACCTACTAACGGGTATGGAGACATACAAGTGTATGGGCACTTAAAGTTTGAAACAAACGGAAAGTTTAGACTTAATGGTCGTATTACAGTTCGTGGTTACAACACTGCTGCTTGGAATGTAAGTGGCGGTGCTTGGTTTACTAAAGGTAATTCAGCAACAGCTGGGTTGTTCTCTTCAAGCGGTAACAATATGTTACTTGAGGTTAGAGGTACTAACGATGACCAGCACGGCATCTGGGTAGAAAATGAACGCTTTGCTTCTATGAAGCTTGAGGCAGACTATAAAAGACTGAATATAACTACAACAGCAAAAGTTAATATTGACGATGCATACATTACCGTTTCAAGTGCGTCAAACTTTGCAGCAGAAGATTGGATAGCTATATTTAGAGATGGGAATCAAGACAATCGTGTTACTGGTGATGAGGGTTTTTGGATACACGATGTAGATACTACAAACAACAGAATTTACATTAGACAGTTCGTAGCCCCTAAATCAGACATTACTAAGGTTTCTGGAAGCACTGTTTATGTAGAAAACGCAAAGGTTTTTAGAAAAGGATATAAGCTAATCTGCGGTACTGGCTCAAGCAGAAAGGTGGCTACTGTAAACGAGATTGATTACAAGTCTCACAAGCTCACTATGAGTGTTAGTTTCGCATCTGCTAATGTAGGTCAGACTCTGTATCAGACTGGTGCTGAAAAAGAACACGAGTCGGGTGACAGAATAGAACGATGTGCAACCACACTGACTACTGCTGTAACAACTGTAGATAGTAGTAATCAAATTACAGTAGGAAACGCAAGTGATATATCTGTAGGGGACACTATTATTATTGATGCTAACAACAATGACACGAACTGGGACTACGATACTGAGTACAACGTCACAGCTAAGTCTGGTAATACTCTTACGCTTGACGACCAAGTAAGGCACAAGCATTTCAAAGGTTCGTTGGTAAACATTCTCACAAGACACTTTACTGTTAAGGGTGTTGACAATAACAGCAACACACGTCCTTTTATGTACATTGAGTATTGGACTGACTACAGCAATTGTAGAACACGCCATATCTCTTTGAAGAATTTGAGGTTTACACAATGGGGCGGTAACACAAAAAGCACCTACTACAGAGGTGTAATGTTTGCTGGATACAATAGCGCATACGAAGACGGAAGTTCTGATAATCGTAATCAGTTTCAATCTAAGGTTCAAGGAATTGTAATAGATAACTGTAACTACAAGACATCGTACACTGGTCTTACTACACGACATCCTCACGGGCTTGTGGTAAGAAACAACTGTGTATACAATATTGGTAGCTACAACTATTGGAACTGGTCGTCACAACACAACTTAAAGTGGTATAATAACTATGCTACCCGTTCTAATTACACTACCTTTTACAATGATGCTGGATACGAGCCTCACTGTGAGTGGGCATACAACTACTACACAAGAAGTGATGATTACGGAACATTATGGCATCACAACAGAGAAGGTTCTAATAAGGTAAGACATCATATACTGCTAAACCACGAGCAAAGATTCTTTTACGCTTACTATCAAGGTAATGGTGCTGTTTATGAGCGTTGGTATTGTGACGGATTTAGAGCAGATATACCTTACAACGGTGTGGGTAGCGGTGAGATAAACTGGTTAGATTCGTACTTTAAAAACAGATGGGTTAAAGATGTCTTTACTGGAAAAGCTGGAGAGGTATGGGCTAACGATTATAGTGTGTACGGTGGTGATGACGGTAGAGGTCAATATCACAGAACCACTGGAAAGTATATGTTCCAGCAGTCCTACGAGCATAACTTTGAGTACGACTTAACTGCTCAAGCGTGGGGTTCTCAATGGAGATATCAAAACAACGATTTAGGAAACGATTGGGTGGTAGTTGGTACAGAAAGCAGCTACCTATGGTTTGGTGAAAAGATATATGTACCAGCAGCTACAACAGTTCGCATTTCTGCAAAGCTTAAATCACCGAAAACTGGCTCGTACAGCTATCCGTTTATGTTTGCACGTCCCCACTATGGTGGATATCATCAAGGTAGATGGCACACAAACTATACTGGTCAGACAAGCACTGTAAACAGCACAAACGCTAAAAACCCTTTGGCTGGGTTTATACAGACTAATTACTTTGATTCTGGTTCTCAAGGTATACATCAAACAAAGCAGATGACTATTGCTGCACAAGATAAGGGTTACTTTCTCGTATATGGTATTGCGGGGGCTTCATCTAATGGTAGACAAGAATTGTTTTACTTTGAAGACCCAGAGGTGTACTTTGATAAGTCATCAGCAATCCCGACAATAGGTCGTGCATCTAAAAATAAAGTAGAAAAAAGAACATCATTTACTCCTTCAAGCAAAAAACGTATTGGAGGTACAAGACTATAACATATGGCTGGAATTAGATTTCTAACAGACTTAACTACAAAGCAACCTATTCAGTTTCAGACCAGTGCTGGTACAGACGCTGGAAAGATTGAAATGGATGGCAACGACCTCGTTATTACGAATGCTGTCGGTAATGTATTATTCGGTGATGCTGGAGGTGATGTATACATCGGTGATGGTGTGAACTCTGTAGACCTTTTGTTTGAGCAGAACGCATCCATCAAAGGTGAAGATGGAGGTACTGTTACACTTACTGTTGGTTCATCGGATACTACGCTAAACCTATACAATCCAACCATAAATAATGGTATGAGCCTTACGTCTACTATGACTATCGGTACTGGTGGTACTATTGATTATACTCCAGACACGGGTGTGCTAATCAAGTTTGACGGACAGACTATTCTTGAGAGACGTTCTGCAAACGGTGCTATTACATTTGGTCACGATGACACTACAATGATTGTCGGTGGTGATGTAGGTGCTACTCTAAACGCAAACCACGCTGCTGGTAACGAGAGAGTAATTCTTGGTGCAGAGGGCGGTGCTATTATTCACTCTTTTCCAAACAATAGTACAGCTTGGGCAGATAGAAATACTTGGCAGTTTGATACAGACGGTAAACTAAAGTTTGGTCAAAGCGGTGACACTAATATATATCGTAGTGCAGCTAATGTCTTAAAGACTGACGATGAGTTTACCGTAGCAAGTAAGATTAGACTTGATGATGACGGAACTGTATATTGGGGGTCCTCAGCTACTGCTGGTAGATTGTCTTGGGATACTGGTCGTGCAATGGTATACGGTCTTTCTGGAAATAGACTTGCATTAGGTGCTGGTGGTAACACGGAAAGAATGACTATCACTACTGGTGGTAATGTAGGTATTGGTGTAACTAATCCTACATATAAATTTGAAGTGTCAAATGGCACACAAGAAGGTACATTTAATCCAAATTCAAGTGGGTTTATGTTTCTTGGTTCTACATCAAATCACCCTCTCTATCTTGGAGCAAATGATTCTTCAAAACTACACATCCTAACTAACGGAAGGGTAGGTATAGGAACTTCTTCCCCAGATGAAACTCTTCATGTAAGCGGTAACGCAAAAGCTACCAATATGTATGTTCTTGATGACATCATTCATAGTGGCGATACTGATACAAACATTCAGTTTGATACAAATAGAGTAAGAATTGTTGCTGGAGGTACAACCAAGTTTGACTCTAACAATACATACCTAACTTCTATTGCTGCTAACTCTGTAGGTATTTCCGAACTTAACGTTACTGACGGTACAAACGGACAAGTGCTTACAACAGATGGTAATGGCACACTGTCTTTTACTACAGTAGCAAGTGGAGGTAGTGGTACGGTAACATCTGTAGGTGGTACTGGTACTGTAAATGGACTCACCCTAACTGGTACAGTAACCTCAACGGGCAACCTCACTCTTGGTGGTACACTGGCTATCAGTAACTCAGATTGGTCTGGTACAGACTTGTCTATAGCCAACGGTGGTACTGGTGCATCAAGTGCATCTGCTGCTCGTACTAACTTAGGATTGGGTACGGCAGCTACATCAGCTTCAACAGATTTTGTTGCTGTTAGTGGTGACACTGTTACTGGTAATATCAAATTCAACGATAACGTAAGAGTTGATTTAGGTTCAAGCTCGGACTTGCAAATGTATCACAACGGTACAGATACTGTTATTCAGAATGAGACTGGTCATTTGTTTATACAAAATACATCGGATGATAAAGATGTAATATTTAGAAGTGACAATGGTAGTGGAGGCGTAGTAGAGTATCTTGCTATAGATGGCAGTATTGGATACAATAAGTTCTCTAAATCCGCACTGTTTTTAGACAATGTAAAGGCTACATTTGGAGGAAACACAGATTTCCAAATATATCACAACACAACAGATAGTGTTCTTCAAAATAGCACTGGTCACATTTACATTCAAAATGACGCTAACGATAGTGATATTATTTTAAGAACTGACGATGGTAGCGGTGGAATGACAGAGTACATTAGACTTGATGGCTCTGATACTACCACTAAACTTTCTAAAAACTTCTTGTTCTATGACAACGTAGAAGCAAGGTTTGGTAGTGGTAGTGATTTAAAAATCTACCACGATGGTACATATAGCAGAATTGCAAACAATACTGGCAACTTAGTTATTCAAAACCTTCAAGACGATGGTGATATTTCTTTGCGTAGTGATGATGGCTCTGGTGGTCTTACAACATATTTGAATATAGACGGTAGTGCAGAATTGGTTAACATTACCAAACCACTAACCTTGTCTAATTACGGAGCTGGTTTACTCAAAACAAATGCTTCTGGTGTTGTAAGTGTAGATACATCTACATATCTAACTTCTGTAGCATTTTCAGACCTTACAAGTACGCCTACAACTATTTCTGGCTACGGTATTACTGACGCTCTGCAATTAGGAACGACCTCTACAACAGCTTTGGCTGGGGATACTTCTATACCAGTAAGCGGTACAGACTTCGACCCAGTAGGTACTGATAATTCTACTGACGTTACACTTGCTGGTTCATACGATTACCTTACTATAAGTGGTCAAGTAATTACATTAAATCAAATTGATTATGATGCTGACATCACCAATTTGCCTACTCTTGGTACAGCAGCATCTGCCGCTTCAACAGACTTTGTTTCTGCTTCTGGAGATACAATAAGCGGTAATTTAGATATTGTACACGCTGTAGCTGATACTGGTCTTGTTGTAAGAGTTTCTGGTGGAGCGCAACCCACAAGCACCGCCCAGTTTAAAGTTGGTAGAGATACATCTCAATACTGGGGTGTAAGAACGGATGACAGCACTGCTTATTTAATACACAGACAAGACGAAACTGGAAGTTCTACCCATCAAACAAGGTTTGAGCTTCATACCAGTGCAACGGGCACAGCTTCTTGGCAATGGTGGAAGCACGATAATGACGGTACAAATGCCAATCAAAAAATGAAGCTAACCGATGATTCGGTTCTAACTCTTGGCGGTGGCTCAAACACTATTACAAACGCTAAAGTAGGTCAATGGGATACTGCTTATACACATAGTCAAGCTGCCCACGCACCAAGTGATGCAGAAGCTAACGTACAGTCTGATTGGAATGCTACATCTGGTGACGCCTTTATTAAAAACAAACCTACTATCCCAAGCGGTAACGCTATCATTGACTGGACTGTTAGTCAGACTGAAAATATTCACGCAGACAACTACACAGATACTCAGTATTCTTCATTTACTGGAGATGCTGCGGGTCTTGTTCCCGCTGGTGATAGCTACGATGCTACATACTATCTTGACGGTGATGGTGGGTGGACTATACCACCAAACGACAACACTATAACAAGTGTAGGTATTACTGGCGACCACTCTACTGGAACTATAACACTCGTAGGCGGTGGTGCAACAAGCGTTAACAAGTCTGGCGGTACGATTACTATCGACTCTACAAACAGTCAGTATTCTGCTGGTACTGGTCTTGATTTAACAAGCGGTACATTCTCTATCGAAACAGACCTTCGTGATGGTATTACGCACATAGGTAGAGATAGTAATGACTTCCTCGCATTCAACACCACTAACTTTGCTTGGTACTTAGACGGTGTGTTAGATATGAGACTGTCTAATTCTGGTACTCTTGATGTAGACGGTGACGTTGTAGCTTACTCTACAGTTACAAACTCTGACCGCAGACTAAAGACCGACATACAGACTATTGAAAGCGCATCTGAGAAGGTTTCTCAGCTTCGTGGTGTCGAGTATACTTGGAATCACGGAAAGCGCAAAGGACAGCGTGATATCGGTTTGATTGCACAAGAGGTTGAAGAAGTAGTACCAGAGGTAGTAAGCGAAGGCGAGTTGCTCGATGGTACAACAGCCAAGCGTGTAGACTACGCTAAACTTGTAGGTCTTCTTATCGAGGCTAACAAAGAGCAACAAGATGTTATTGCCCAGTTAGAAGAGCGTATCATTGACTTAGAAAACAGACTATAATGGCTTTACAGACCAGTGGACAGATTAAAATGTCGGAGATAGCTAATGAGCAAGGGGTATCGTTATCCAACGTATCTCTTGGCTCTATGTCTGACACGGCTGGATTTACTGAACCAGATGCTATATCAGAGTTTTACGGATACGCATCATACACTAATAGTCACTATTACTCTAACGATGGTACTAATGACTACATCACTGGCGGTAAAATAAGTGCTACTCCTTTTGACATAAACACTACTCAAGACTTATCATTTAACTTTTGGGTTAGGATTAAAAGCAGCACCAAAAACAACGAAACGCTATGGAACTTTGGTAGCACACAAGCCAATGGTAACAACCGTATATTTATGCAGTACATTGCAAGTTCCAACAGACTTCTTTGCCGTGTTAGAACAAACTCTGTAAACTTTGACAGACAATACGGACTACACGACAACAGCTCTGCAACTGGCATTACAAACAGTTCTACTGGATGGACAACTGGGCAGCGTGGTAATGTAAACTCAGACAACTTCTGTATGCTTACTCTTACTTATGACGCCTCTCAGACTAATGCTTCTAATGCCTTTAAGCTGTACTGGAATGGCTCTGAACTGACTACTCAAGCGGCTGCGAATAGCGGCACAAGAACATCAACTCGTGCAGACTGGTTTAGGTTTTGTGAGAACATACACACTACAGCTTCTGCTGGTAATGCTAATGTAGACTTAGACGAGTTTAAAGTATTTACAGACGTGCTTACATCTTCTGAGATTACTACGCTTTATAATAGTGGTAATATTGCAGACAGCTCACAGACTCATTCAAGCAGTTTACTTACTGAATGGACATTTGATACTAACGAACACGACTCAGCTGGTTTATACGACACAAGTATAGTAGGCGGGTCAAGAATAGCTTACTAATGTATACTATAGAACCTTACGATGAAGCGGCTACAGTCTACGAAGTCTGGCAAGACGAAGCGGTAGTCTGTTATATGGGGACACAAGAAGAGTGTCAGCAGTGGATAGATTCACAATAGTTTGTTATATTTGTGACGTTATAACAATTTAATTCATTCATAATTATGGCTAAGAAAACAAAGCTTACAAAGACTGAACTGGAGAACGTGCAGAAAGCAGTTAGCTCTGTTCGTGCAATCACAGCTCGTATCGGAGACTTAGAAATCGCTAAGTCAACAATGCTCACGGAATATCAAAAAGCTCAAGCGCAACTTGCAGAAGAGCGCAAGGTTCTACAAGACAAGTACGGCAACGTATCTATCGATGTAGAGACTGGTGAGTACGAGGTTGTAGAAGAAGAAACAGCGGAATAGGTTTGGGAGAGAGCCACCTCCTTTAAGAGATTCATTACCTCGCTTATACTCAGAGGGTTACAGAAATGTAGCCCTCTTTTTTTATATCTTTGTAGCTATGAAAGCGAAGAAAAAAGACTCAAGACTTGTTCGTGCGGGGGTGTCTGGTTACAACAAACCAAAACGCACTCCTAATCACCCAAAAAAGTCGCACATTGTGGTTGCTAAAGTGGGTGACATTATTAAGACTATTCGCTTTGGTGAACAAGGAGCAAGCACGGCTGGTAAGCCGAAGGCTGGTGAATCTGACCGTATGAAAAAGAAACGTGCATCATTTAAAGCACGTCACCGCAAGAACATTGCAAAAGGTAAATTGTCTGCTGCTTATTGGGCTAATAAAGTTAAATGGTAATGGGAAAGAAAGGATTAGCTAAGGTTAAAGATTTGTTTTGGTATTCAGACTCTGAGCCAAACGAAGTGTTGATTGCATTCTGTCACATCTTTGCTCTTCCCGCTGCGCTATGTGTAGACTTTGATAACCCATCTATACCTTTGATATTAGGAGGTGTAGCTGCTGGTCTTTTTCAGATGTGGTCTGTGGTGTGGGATGGCACACTTCGTATGCGTTTATACGCTGTGCAGATTGCAGCAATAATAGCTTTTATGACAGTAGAAAATCTATTCGTAGAGGGAATGCTTAATGGCAGTCGTATTGGATGGGCTATTATAATGGTATTCGCTATGTGGAACACTGTCAGAGTATTTAAAGAGAAAATGGAGAAGGGCTTGTAATGGAAGATATCACGCAAATAATTATTACTGTAGTATCTGTCGCTGGGACAGCTGGGATTTGGCAATTCCTACAAGCTCGATTAAAAGTCAAATCCGATGAACGTAAATCCCAACTTGAAAATAATGATGGTGTGCAGTACCGTGATGACCTAAAGAACAGAGTACGCAACCTTGAGGCTTTGTTAGCTTCGAGCAGCGATGAAAAAGATGAACTTCGTGACCAAGTATTAGCCCTAACGCAAGAGGTTTCTGCGCTCCGTGTTAAGGTAGAGTTCTTGGAGAAGGAGAACGACAGATTGAAGAACAAATAATTGTATCTTCGTAGCCCTTTTTTACTAACCCTATACACATACTATTATGTCAGACAGCTTTGCAGATTTCGTTAACGAATTGGAGAACGCAGAACAACCAACTTGTAACCTTGAAAACCCAGAAGACTGTGAGGCTTGTGGCAGCTAAATTATGAGTACCGCTAAAAAATCAAACCCATCTCTTTGGAAGCGCATCGTAGCATCAGTTAAGTCTGGTACTAAAGGTGGTCGTGCTGGGCAGTGGTCTGCTCGTAAGGCGCAGATTGCTGTGGCTCGCTACAAAAAAGCTGGGGGTGGTTACAAGGGCAAAAAGAAATCATCCAACAGTCTATCTAAGTGGAGTAAGCAAAAGTGGAGAACCTCAGACGGAAGCAAGTCTCGGGGAAAGAAAAGATACTTACCAGATGCTGCTTGGAGAGCATTGAGCCCAGCGGAAAGAAGAGCTACCAACAGAGCTAAAGCAGCTGGAAACCGAAAAGGTAAGCAGTTCGTAAAACAGCCGAAGAGTATCGCCAAGAAAGTAAGGCGTTACCGAAAGTAATTAACACACTGATTATTAGAGGGGTACAGAAATGTATCCCTTTTTTGTGTAATTTTGTATCGTAATTACAATTTATTTCAAATGAGCGATTTAAACAAAGACTTAGAGAGCTTGGTAGGTGATATGGGAATGTCTGTATCTAACGAAGCTCCAACAAATTTAGAACCAACTGCGGAACAGCCTCAAGAAGCTCCAGTAGAGTCTGCACCAGAAACGGTGCAAGAGCCAGTGCAACAAGAAGCACAACAGTTTCAAGAGCCTACGCAGCCACAACAGACTGAGGCGGCTGTAGAACAGCCTCAAAGTTCTTTACAAGAAGACGATGAAAATATCTCTGATGAGGAAATGGAAGCTGCAATGCTTGGCTACCTCAGCGAAAGGCTGGGACGACAAGTAAGTAGTTTCGATGAAATCGGACAGAGTGAAAATACGTCTACGGAAATTGATGAGCGTGTTGCTGCAATCAATCAATTCGTCAGAGAAACTGGACGAGACCCACAAGACTGGTTTACATACCAAGCTATGAACCCATCCGAAATGGATGATTTAGCTGCGGTTAGAACTCAGTTGCGTAATCAGTACGGTGATATCTCTAATGACGACTTGGATTTACTGCTTAACAACAAGTACAAGCTGGACGCAGATTTGTATGATGAGGCAGATGTTAGATTGTCGCAGCTACAGCTCAAGATGGACGCAGACAAAGCCAGACAAGAAATTGAGTCTGTGCGCTCTCAATACGCAGCTCCACAACGTGCGGAGCAAGAGTATGAGGGTATCGTTGATGAGCAATGGTTAGGCGATATGTCAGCCGAAGTTGATGCACTGGATGGCATTGAGTTCGAGCTTGGAAAAGACAAATCGTTTACATTTGGTCTTGACGAGTCGTACAAGAATCAACTCTTGTCTAAGAACGAGAACATTGAAGACTTCTTCTCAAACTATGTTTCAGAAGCTGGTCAGTTTGACTTCGAAAAGTGGAATATGCATCAAACAGTCTTAGACAATATCGAAACGATAGTAAAGACTGCTTATCAGCAAGGACTTGGAGAAGGACAGCGTGGTCTGGTTGACAAAGCTGCAAACGTGCAGTATCAACAACCTAATCAAGCTGGCAATACTGGTCAGTCTAATGTGCCAAGTTTAGAAGACCAAGTTCGTCAAGCTCTCGGGATGAATGACAATGGATTAACGTTTAAGATTTAAACACATAGATTATGGCTACTTTAGGTAACGTAACGTATGGTCTTGCTGGTAGCAACGCTGCTGGTAACCAGTTTGACCTACAAAAATTGGATGCTGCCAAGTACATCTCTTTGTACGACTTGGTAAACAAGCCAGACAACCGTGACGCTCTTATCAAGACTTACGGTTCACAAGGTATCACTGGATTCCTCCAGTTGGTAGGTGCAACAAAAGCTGTTGCAACAAATGACGAAGTACAATACTGGGAAGAAGAGCGTTTGCACAAGAAGCAAAAAGCTACTCCAACTGGTGCTGTAGCTACTGGCAAAGTACAAGTTATTACTTTGGGCTCTGCTAACAAAGCTATCGTTCGTTTGAACGACATCGTATTGTCAAGTGACGGTTCAAGCCGTGCTATCGTAATCAAGGTTACTGGTGACACGTCTTTCGAAATCGCTAACTTGGCTGATGCTAACCTTCCAGCATTGGTTTCTGGTACTTCTTACGAGTTCCCAATCATTGGTAACTTGTACGAGCAAGGTTCTGACCAACCTTCATCTTTCATCGAGTCTGGTATCACTAAGCGTACCAACAAGTTTATGATTATGAAGGAAGTATACAGTGTAACTGGTTCTCAAGCAACTAACATCGGTTGGATTAACTTGGGTAACGGTGACTACCGCTGGTACTTGAAATCAGAAAGCGACACTCGTCAGCGTTTCATGGACAAGCGTGAAATGATGATGTTGTTGGGACAGACTGTAGGAAACAGCACTGCTGGTTCTTCTGGCTCTTACGACTACACTGCTATTGACGGTTCTGAAGGTTACTTCGCTGCAATCGAAGATAGAGGTATGGTTCAGTCTGGTCTAATCAACACTATCTCTGAGGTTGATGACATCGTTAAGGTATTCGATAAAGAAGGTGCTGCATCTGAGTACGCTCTTTACGTTAACCGTGCACAAGATTTGGCTATCGATGATATGTTGGCTGCTGGTCAGTTGGCTTCTGGTACATCTGCAACTACTGTAGGTGCTGCTGCTTTCGGTTCATTCCAAAACAGCCCAGAGACAGCTTTGACTCTTGGTTTCCGCAGCTTCGCTCGTGGTGGATACACATTCCACAAGCACGACTGGAAGTTGTTGAACGACCCAACATTGTTGGCTGACTCAGACTTCTACGGTGTAGCTGTACCAATGGCGCAAGTAGCTGATGCTAAAACTGGTGAAAAAGCACCAGCTTTGGAAATGAACTACAAAGCTGCTAACGGTTACTCTCGTGAAATGGAGCACTGGATGATTGGTTCTGTATTGGGTGCGTCTAACGCAACTAAGGACAACGTTGAGTTCCACTACCGTTCTGAGTGTAACTTGATTACTCGTGCTGCTAACCGTCACTTGTTGATTAAGGCGTAAGCATAACACTACTGAGGTGAGGGGATTCGTCCCCTCCCTCTTTTTTTAATTTTATTTAATATCAATAACAATGGCAACAACTGCTAAGGCAGCCCCTAAAGCTGCACCTAAAGCTGCACCAAAAGCAGCTCCAAAGAAAGCCGCTCCTTTAGCGCAAAAAGTAAAGAGAAACCTCGTTGAAGAGGCTCGTCAAAATAGGCTGTATCGTGTCACTAATGGTGGCGGTCACTGGTACAAGCTTAAACAACAAAACATCACGGTATTCGATGAAGAGTCTGGTCTTGTAAGACAGCTTCGTTACTCTCCTAATGAGAACTCTGTATTTGCAGATGAGCAAGGAGAAAACATTATCCGTGAACAGATTATCTTCAATAATAAAGAGCTCTACGTTCCTTTCACCAAGCCAAACCTAATGAAGTATTTGGACTTGCATCCAGATAACTTTTCTAACGGTGGTAGTCGATTTGAGCTTGTAAACAACGAAGCTAAAGCTGAGGTAGAAATCGAGCAAGAGTTTGCTATGGTTGATGCAGTGGCTATGGTTCGTGACAAGTCTATTGAAGAACTACTACCAGTAGCACTATACTTGGGTATCGATGTCAATCAAAAGAATATGGAGATTAAGCGTGAGCTTCTACAAGAAGCCAAGTCTAACCCGACTCGCTTTATCAAGATGTTTGACAACCCACAAGTACAGACTCGTAGTACAATTATGAATGCTGTAGACTTCCAAATTCTTCGTGCAGATGTAGATGGATTGAAGTGGTACGACAGCGGTAAGCTGATTGTAGCTACACCAGCTGGACAAGATACACTCGACACCGCTACACGCTTCTGTCTAACAGACAAGGGTGCTACCGTATTCGAAGAAATCGAAAGACAGTTGTCTAAAATCTAAGTTAACTTATAAGTTACTGTATACGAGGGGGTTGCATTACGCAGCCCCTTCTTTTTTGTATCTTTGCCTATAGAACAGAATTATTATGGCATCTGTAAACGAAGTTTATTCAGCACTTAAAAATCTGGCAAACAAGGATGAGCGTGGATTCATCACCCCAAAGGTGTTTAACACGTTTACTACCATTGCTCAGAACAAGATATTCAACGACCTATTCAATGAACTGACTAAGGCGCAGACAATGCGTGCAAGAAACATTGATGCAAAAACGCACCAGTCTTACATCAAAAGATTGGAAGAAGACTTAGCGTACTTTTCTAAGGAATCTACACTTAGTCAGTCAAACGGAGTGTTCGGTAAGCCAGACGACTTATCGAGAATCATCTCTATGAAGACACACGGTGCTTATGTATTCGGTCAGTCTACATCTACACCCATAGATGTGATATACGATGAATCAAAGATTGAGTACATACTACAATCTGATTTATCTGCACCATCTGCGACACACCCAGTTGCTATGGTATCTGAGGATATCGAGGTATTCCCTACAAGTGTTAAGAAGATTAAAGTGCGTTACTACAAGTACCCAGAGGGTAGAAACGTAAGCACTGGAGCGAGAACAGCTCTAACACCAAGATACAACGCAACCAACTTGGGAGCATCAACAGAAGTGTTTGACCCTACTACATCTGTAGACTTTGAGCTACCAGACCACTATGTACCTACACTGGTTATTGAGATTGGTAAAATGGTAGGAATCAACCTTCGTGACCAAGATGTTGTTGCATACACTAATGCTGAAGAGCAGAAACAAAAGCAGTAATAGATGGCAAGAGATACAGTATCAGTAGACCAGATAGTTAACGACTTTATGCTTACCGCTGATGGCGATGACTATGTAAACAACGCTAACGGAGTTATTGTACGCAACTATGCGCTACGAGGAATCCGTGAGATGAACTTTGACATTCAGAAGAAGATAAAGTCTCTTAAACTGTCTGTAAATAGCTCTAACGACACTGTAGAGTTGCCAGACGATTTTGTGGACTACACCAAGATTGGTATTGTAGGTGCTGATGGTTTGATTTATGTTTTCGCTGAGAACAAGAATCAAGCTGCCCCTATGAAGTACAAGGTCGATGCAGCTGGAAACAGAGTAGACTCTGACAGCGATGGCGTGTATGACCGTGAGGATGCTAAAAACGCTGGCGGAAGCCGTGCGTCTCTATCTGACTTTGAAAGCTACACGTTCCGTAACTTCTTGTACGAGGGTAACATTGGTCGTGCCTACGGTATTGGCGGTGGTAAATACTCTGGCGAGTTCCGCATCAACTTCGAACAAAACCGTATTGAGCTGTACAGCACCGCTGGATACAGTGAAATCGTTATAGAATACATTGCGGATGAAGCAAGAAGTACAAACCCATCCATCCATATTTACGCAGAGAACGCACTGCGCTCTTACATCTATTACAGACTTGTGGAGCGTAAGGCTAACGTTCCTATGGCGGAGAAGATGAGAGCAAGACAAGAATACTTCAATGAAAGAAGACTGGCTAACGCACGCTTGAAATCATTCACGAAGGAAGAAGCTCTCAAGACTATTAGAAAGAACTACAAGCAAAGCCCTAAAGGTTAATCTATGGCTATTGACAAACTCATACCTCAGTATCTAAACTCGGATACTGACCAAAAACTCGTAAAGTCTGTTGAGATGACAGACAACCTCAATGTTCGCATATCTAACGATGCAGAAGGAACAGCTGGGGTAGTTAAGAATGTTAAAGGTAATGAGTCTGTAAGCCCGAGAAGCTCATCGGACAATGTGCCTTCTGGAGATAATCGTGTAATCGGTTCTATTGCAAATGAGCACAACAAAGAGATTTTGTTTCTCGTATGGAACAGCGCTGGGAATCACGGTATCTATCGTATAGACCTAACCACTAACAAGTATCAGAAGCTATACGAGGATAGTGTTCTAAACTTTAAGAAGTACAGCTACGCTAAGTGTGATGTAATTATCAACGAGGACGAAGACACTCTGTTCTACTGGACAGACAACGACAACCCTCCGATGAAGCTGAATGTACAGAGACTGATTAGAGGTGGATACCCCGCAGCTCTTACTTCTGGTACAGATGCAGAAAAACTACTTTGCTTGACAACGGCTAAACAGCCACCAAAGCACGCACCTACATACAACATTGTAAACAACCCTACACTTATTCAGAACAACATCAAAAGAAGTGTGTTTCAGTTTGCTTACAAGTATGTATATGAGGATGGTGAGCACAGTGCACTGTCACCGTACAGCTCTCTTACAGTTGCTGTAAGCCAGCTTAGAGATGGACTGAACAGCGAGGAACAGAAAGACTTTTACAATCAAATCAACGTATTCGTAAAGAACTCTGTTGCAGATGTGAAAGAGATTATTCTGTATGCTCGTGAGGGTAACGGAACTTTCTATCAAGCAAAGAAGGTGTCAAACAGCACCTCTGGTGGCACAAGAACAATCGAGTTTACAAACGATACTCTTGGCTCACCTCTTGCAAACAATGAACTGAATAAGACATACGACAACGTACCTCAAGTAGCTAAGGCTCAAGCTATCGTAGGAAATAGATTGATGTACGGAAACTACATAGAAGGATACGATAATGTTGACACTGATGTCGAAATGCTTGCCAACTACGGCAACATACCAGATGTATATGACATCTCACTCACTGTTTACGACAATGAGCTTAACGGTAGAGGCTTTACTCTTAGCCTATCAGACCTTCCGTCAGTTTTTAATGATGCTTCAACAGTTCATATAAATGTTTCTTACGAGCAAAAAGACGTAAAGATTGATAAGAACGGTCTCCTCAATGTTCCTTTAGATACTTGGGTCAAATACTACAACGATAACGATGACACCAACAGAGAGACCAAAGAGTTCAACATATCTGTTGCAAAAGGAGGTATACACGGTCATCTGAGCGGAATCATATTTAAAGAAGCTATATCTGTACCAGCTGGTAGCACCATTTCTGATGTTAGAGCGCTGATTGTAGATAAGTTTCACGACACATACAAGACTGCTGTGTTCTCTCCAAAAGAAGGGGAAGAGAGCTACAGCATATTGAACACAAGCGGTTCTACTCCTTTTACTACTCAGTCTGGTAGATTTGAGGGTGAGGTTAAGTTTAGAATCAACTCATACAATGTTGGTACTCAGCAAGTTAGAATCAAGGTAGAGCCTAATGAAGCCACGCTTCGTCTTGTTGACTTCTTTGCTACTGGAAGCAAAAAGGTTGACATAATTGAGACGGAAACAGCTGTTGTTGATTTAACTGGCTCTTCTTATCAGCCGTATGGCGGATTCCAAGAAGTAGATTTAACCATAAACAACGGGGGTTCATTTGCCGCTAAATACTTAGACAGTGGTAAGACATTTAAGTCTGGCTCTGCACACAAGATGGGTGTGGTTTATTTCGATAACAGAGGTCGTGCTGGTGGCGTACAAGAGGCTGGTGATGTCTATGTAAAACACTTAAACGACAGAACCCAAGAAGACGACTTACACGGTAGAGCATCTATCGTTATGAGACTAAAGCACAGCGCACCAAGCTGGGCGAGAACTTGGATGCCAGTATATGTAGGAAAAGGGGAAACCGAAACCAAGCTGATGTACTCAGTAAAGGGTGCTTTCCTACCTAAATCTACTGGAGAAACAAGTGGATTCTCTATACAAGACACTATATACCTCTCTCTAAACAGCTTGTTCCATAAACCAGACAGCTACACAAAAGCAACTGGTGCGGACATCAAGTATCAATTCGAGAAAGGAGACAGACTAAGAATCGTAGAATACGATGGAGGTCAAAGAACAAAGAAAGAGTTTGAGGTGGTAGACCACAGAACACTTGTAAACGACCTTGATACCAACCCTATTCTTAGCAGAAGAAGCAAGGATGCTATCGAGGCAACCACTGGTGATTTCTTGGTAATCAAGAACAATCCGACTGCTCCATCATTTAACACATCTGCCGTAGCCAACGATTCAAGCGGCTGGTTTAAAAGATGTGTCGTAGAGGTATTCCGCAAGGACAAGAAAACAGAAGACCGAGTATACTATGAGCTTGGTAAGGTGTATGACTGTAATAGCGGTACTCACTCTGATATGAGAAACTTTACCTCTCTGAACGCTCAGATTGACTCTAATACTAACGGAATTGCATTTGCACAGACAGCTGTACGAGTGTTTAAAGGCGATGTTCTTACTACAAGCGCTGGAACACTTACTGTTCGCAACGTATACAAAGACGGAAGCACATACTATTTCTACGCAGACGACAATAGCGCAACGCCTTTACCTCTTGCTACATACGCATTCACGGTAAGCAACCCAGACGCTGTTATCGACTTAAATGTAGGCGATGCTTACTTTAGACCTCGTGTAATGTTCACGAAAGAAGAGCAGATTGATGACACCGATTTTGTGAAGGCAAACATCATTGCATCTATGGTCAAGTACGCAGAAGACTATTCTGTTAGTGATTTCTTTGACTCTAAGTTTGGTTCTACTGGTAGACCATTCGCACATATTCCAGAAGCAAAAAGACTTCGCAGAAGAGCTTCTATTACATACTCTGACCCATTCGTTATAGACTCGGATAAGCTCAACCTAAGTAGCTTTAATCTGTCTCTTGCCAACTGGTCAGACGTAGACATCAAGTATGGTGGTATCGACTCTCTGATTAACAGAGCTGATTCACTCACTTGTCTGCAAGACAGCAAGGCATCTCAGATACCAGTAAACAGAAATGTAATCGAGTACGCAAACGGTCAAGCTGGTGTAACTGTATCAAGAAATGTACTGTCTCAGCCAAGCTACTACGCTGGAGACTTCGGAACATCTGGTAACCCAGAGTCAGTTGTAGAGCGATTTGGAGTTGTGTACTATGCAGACGCTAAGGCTGGAAAGATTGTAAGACTGTCTACTGATGGTATCACGCTTATTAGCGACAAGGGAATGAACAGCTTCTTTGAGGACAAGTTCAAGAGCTTGCTTTCAATTACCGAGAAGATTCGTGTAGTAGGTGGTTTCGACCCAGACAACGATGAGTACCTTGTAACTGTAGAACCAGTATACAACTCGCAGCTAACCATTGGCTCTGATACAAATAACATCCCAGTTGATGCAAACGCAGAGTTTACCATTCAAGGAATCACATATGTACAGAACACGGTTCTATGGAACGTATGGGGCAACGTGTGGAACACATTCTGTGGTGATTGGGACGATGTAGGAAACGGAGTTGTTTTTGTAGACTCAGCATTCAATGCGCAAGGTGTTGTTGTTGACTTATCTTACTTAGGCAGTACCTCTACCATTGATGTTCTTGTTACTGACTCTTCTTACAGCTTCAGCGCAATAGGTCAAGTAAACTTGTCTACTGGACAGATTACCCTTCCATCTACCACTTGTCAAGGTGATAGCATTACCGTTGGGGCAGCAACAGAAAAAGAAGAAGGGTTTACCGTAGCATACAAGCACAAGGAAGGTGTATGGGGAAGCAAGTACAGCTTCAAGCCTACCTCTTATGTGAACATCAACAACGACTTGTACAGCTTCTTTGATAACGAAGACAACAGACTTGTTTGGGAGCATAACGTAAACACGACAAGAAACAACTTCTACAATACTCAGTACGATTCTATGATTGAGGTAGTGAGCAACAGAAACCCATCTATGATTAAGGTTTATGAAGCACTCGCTGTAGAAGGAAACGGTACTTGGTCTTCAACTGTAAGCAACTCAGAGCAGAGTACAACTATAGGCACTTCTGACTTTGATGTTCGTGAAGGTCATAGATACGCTATGATACCTCGTGATACGCTTAAATCTACAGAGCATCAGATATACTTAGGAAAGGTTGACTCTGTATCTGGAGACAAGGTAACATTCACTACACCGATTAACACAATTCCATTTGTTGTGGGTGATGTTCTTAAAACAGCATCTGGTTCAACATTGACTGGAACTGGTATGGAGATTAGCGGTATTGACGGAAGAAAAACTATTCAGTGTACTACAAATATCAGTAACATCTCTGCTGGAGACAATGTGTTTGTTGAGCACGCTGCAAGAGTAGATGGAGACCCTATGAGAGATGTATTCTTGAAGATTAAAATAGAGAGCTCTGATACAACTCCTTTCGAGGTACACGCACTGTCTACACATTTTGATAGGTCACGACTGCATAACGATAGAGTCAACTAAAAACATTAAATTTGCAATATGCGTTCAAAGAGAAATAAACCAAAAAAATACTTCGGTGGAGGTATGCTACTTCAAGCTGGACTTGCGGGTGCACAAGCTCTACACGGAATACATCAGCGCAAGAAAGCTGAAAAGGAGTATGCAAGATTAAAGGCATCTGCTCCATCTCTTGATACACCAGAGCAATACTACGAAAACTACAAGAATGCTTACGATAGCCAGTTGGCTCGTATGGAAACTGATGCTATTAACAGAGCATACGGTGCAAATCTTGATGCCCTTCAGAGTGGAGGAGGCAGAGCGTTAGTAGGTGGTCTCGGAAGTATTGAAGCGCAACGTCAGATGGGTATGAACAAAATGCTTGCTGATGAACGTGCTATGCGTATGCAAGCTGGTCAGCAACTCGCTGCTGCTGAATCAGAAGCTCAAGGAAGAAAGATTGATGCTTTCAACCAAGAACGAGCAAGAGTAGAGGCTTCTTTCCAAGCTGGTACACAGAATATCGGACAAGCAATTGCTGGTGGCGCTGAGAATATGGCTTACCAGTCTATGGCTAACAAGATGCTTGGAGAAGAACAAAAGCCCGGAGTTATAGGCAGTGTTTTGAATCAAATCGGTGGTAAGTATGCTAAAATGGGTGCGAACTTCCTTGCAAAAACATTCCTCGAAGACGGAGGTATGATGACTAAAGGTAAATTCAGTCACAAGGATAACCCTATCCACTTAATTCAAAACGGTGAAAAAGTAGGAGAAGCCACTGGAGGTGAATACGTTATTAACCCAGAACAAGCGAAGCAGATTGCAGAGCAAAGCGAGTACGCAAGAAAACTGTTTAAGAAGTTCGCAAAGGAGGCTAAAAAGAAATAAGTATGCTTGATAAGATGATTAGTCAGCAAGTATTCCAGCAACCAAAGCTCGGTAAACTTGCATTTGAACAAGCGAAGCAAGAGGTAGCTAAACGAGAAAAGACTGGTGAAGACCTAAAGAAGCAAGAGGCTTACGCTGCTGCTACTCGTGGGTTTATGCCTCAGAAGCACGTTCAAGCATCTCAAGCGTATGTAAAGGGTATGCAAGATGCATACATTAGCTATCGCAAGAGCGGTAGTCAAGCTGACCTACAAAGATACACAGACCTAAAGAACGAGCTAATGAGCACACTTGCAGTAGGAAAGGCTCGTTACGATAGAGCTGCCGCTGCAAGAAACGCAGCATACGAGGCTGGTTTTGAAGGTGTACTCGGTGGGCAAGCAGAAGTAGACGGTCAATGGACTGCGGTTATGGAAACTGGTTTTGATGAAGAACCAACACTTGACCCTAAGACTGGTTTGCTTGTAGTCAAAGACAATGGAGAAACTGTTGCTTGGCAGAACACTATTTATTCTGATGTCAAGAACATCAACGCTGGAAAGAGTGACTACATCTTAGAAAAGGCTACAGAAGTGCCGAAACTGGCTATCCCTTCAGAAGCATCTGCTGGTTATAGAAACCTACTAAACGTAGAGGAAGATGACAGCTGGAGCGATGTCGCTACAAGGATTGACGGTCAGCTTCAGATTGATAGAGACAGCAAAGAGTATCGTGATGCGGCAGCCATCTATTATTACAGAGATGTTTTAGGTCGTGCAAAAGATAACAGACAGCTATCTCCAGCGGAGAAGCGTGAAGCTATTGAAAAGTATTCTGAAGACGAGAAAGGTCACAGCGCTGCTTGGAGCTCTTACACAAGAGATATCAAAAACAGACTTGAAAAGGAATACGGAAGAGACCCAGATGACGATGGAACTGGATTTAGCTTAGGTGCTAACGAAAAGCGTATACTTGACAGACCTTTAGATATCCACAAGAAAATGCAGCTTGTGCGTCCAGACGGACAGACTATGGACATCGACTTGTACTCTATGGATATGAAGGCTCTTGATATTTCGTACGACAAGGCTGAGGGTCAGAAGGTAGACAAGATTTACTTTGACCAAAACGGTAATCTTGACCACTTCATTATAAAAGTGCCAGCAGAAAAAATCAAGGACGGTTCTTTTGACGACCTACTATCTACAGACATCACTATTGAAGACGAGGGTGCTCCAAAAGATATGAGTATGCAAGAGCGCTTGGAATACTGGAAGAGCCTACCAGACCTCAAGGCGGCTCAGAAGAAGTTTGTTAAGATTCGTGTATTCGACCCAAGAGAGCTAAACAGAACCTTTGGTGAAACAATGGGCGGATTGCTTAGCCAGAAAGTACAAATGGAAACTGGTCAACAAGTGGTCAGTCGTTTGCAACAAGATGGTATAGGTGACCAAGTAGCTGACGAGATTTTAGCTGGAGAAGAGTAGGACTGATTATCAGAGCGTTAGGTAATATTTTGTAAATTTGCCTAATACACTAATTCTGATATGGCTGGTAACGATTCTAAGTACGTTTATCAAACGGAAGCAAAAATTGTAAAGAAAGAAGAACCTACTTACGACACATCTCGTAAGATAAGTAAAACTGACTACGACAAGATTCTCGAGGCTTCTGTAAAGAGCAACAAGTCTGATAGAGAGATTGCAGACATCTTGAAGATGCGTAACTTCTCTGATAACGACATTGACGTTATTCTCGCAGAACGTAAAAAAAAAAGAACACCAGAACTTACAGAATCAGAATTGCTGGCAGAAGCTTCACGCTTGGATTCTTCTATTACAGAGAAGTTTCCAAAGGAGAAGATTGACCTCATCAACTATAGCTCGTTTAACGACTATAAAAACATCAAAGCTCCCGACTTAGAGATAAACAGTCCTAACGACTTGTTTGACCACCTCATTGATAATGATGAAGACTATCAGAAAGAGGTTAAGGCATATGACGAGGCACTGACTACGACTGACGAAGATATCGCTGAAGAACTGGGTGTGCTTGATGACTTTGAGTCTTGGAAACATACAAAGTTAAAGAATGAGGTAAAAGACAAGAGTGTTCTCTTATCGATATCTAAACCATCGAGATACAGACCTTCTAAAAATGCAGCTGCTGCATACGAGGCAGTTCAAGAAGAGAAGAAGCGTAGAGGTATGCCAGAGCAACTGGATACTGATGACCCAGAAGCACGCAAAGAAAAAATCCGTGCTAAATACTACGAGAAGTACGGAAGAGAATACAACGATATTTTCAAAACCAACTTGATGCAAAACCTTCCAGAAAACCTTCGCAATGACGAGGAGTTTTTGAAGGATGTTGAAAACACTATGCACTGGGGTAATGTGTCTATTGACCTCACTGGTGATGGAAAAATCTACAACAAAAACATATTAGATAGTAGCCTAAATGTTGCGGCTGTTTCGTTTGCCGAAATGGCTGTTTCTGGATTAGCACTTATAGCTGGTGCTCTCGAAACAACTGTTATGGCTACAGAGGAGCTTGGGAAAGGGCTCGATGGTCTTGGGGACAGAATAGACAAGAGACTTCAATACTCTGGAGATGACGACTTATTTGATGTTTCACACGCACTAAAAAAGGTTCGTGACGGTCTCGAATACTATAGAAGTAAGGAAGGTCAACGAGTTATGGGCGATGTAGATTTAGGCGAAGCTCTAACTGGTCGTAACCAAACCATAAATGAGAACCCTCTTGTACTTGTAAACGAGTCGCTAACTCTTCTTGCTAAGTCTGCACCATATATGGTTGGTGCTGGTTACTTTCAAGGCGCTTCAAGAGCAGCTGGTTTAACTATTTCTGGCAGCAAGTCGCTCGCAGCAATGACTACATCGACAGTAGGTATGGGGGCTTTAAGCGGTTCTTCTTACTATATGTCTGTAATGGGTCAAGATTGGTTCTCTGAAATGAGCCCAGCCCAGCGTGTTACCCTTGCAACGGTAAACGGTCTTGCAGAAGGTCTTGGTGAAAGCGTTTCTGCGCACATCTTTAACAGAATGATTACCCCAGCACTAAAGGGTATTTCTGGCGAAGCCGCTAAAAAGACATTCGGTGAGTTTATCAAGGCAACTGCATACTCTTATGGAACATCTGTTTCAGAGGAGGCGGCAGCCGAAGCTGCTACAGCTCTCGTTCAAACTAAATACGAGCTTGAAGCACAAGGCAAACGAGCTACTTGGGAAAGACTAAAAGAGCCGTTAATGGAGGCTGTTGACTCTGCTGTTCTTATGACTGGCGGTATGCAGACTGCAACAACAGCGGTTCGTGCACCATTCGAGGTTCAGAACCTACACATTGCTGGTAAGCTTGGTTTGGGTATGGACAAGTTGCGTTCAAGAGCTGTGATTAAGCAGTTGTCTGAGGAATATCAAAACGCAGCAGACAAGAAAACAAAAGGAATTATAGGCGCTCAGCTTGCTAAAGCTCTCGCAAAAGAGGGTATGCGTAACAAGCAGAACGCTGAGTTCTTCGAAAGAATCAGACAAGAGTCTCCAGAAGACCACGCTAAGTTGATGCAGATTGCTGATACATTCCAAAGCAAGGTAGACCAGTGGAACTCTATGCCAGAAGGAGCTGCGAAGTCAGCACTTGGAGCAGAGATTAAAGCAGACTTCCAAGAGAAGCTTGCTATCGAAGAAAAATACAAGGGTCTACAATCTGTTCAGAGCGCTTCAAATATGTCTGCTGAGGCAATCTCTATTGCACAAAAGATTAAGCAAGGAGAATCGCTTACAATGGAAGAGGAAAGCTTCTATGCAGAGAATCAAGCTGAGGTTGAACAAGCGGTTTCTGATGCTGGTGGTAAAGAGCTATACGTTCCATTTGAAATGGAGAAGGGTAAGCTACAGCCTACTATTGAATACGATGGCAAAGAAGGCTTTTTGGCTGACCTCATCAATCACTTTGAAACAATTGGTGAGCAAGTATTTGAAGGTTTTAAAACAACTAAAGACGCTGCCATCAAAGGTCTTCAGTCTATTGAAAACGCTGTTAAGGCTATCAAAGCAGTAAGACCAGATGCAAAGGTGTTCGTGCATACGAGCGCACAAGCATTTAAAGATGCAACTGGACTGGATAAACTTACTCGTGGTTACTTTATGAAGGGAAACGAGATTCACTTCCTTGCTCCAGCTATGGTTTCTACTACTGGATACCACGAAGCAACACACGGTGCATTCGGAGAGGTGCTTGGAAACAAGTCTTTTGATGCTCTATTCGGTGAGATTGCTAAGATGGTTAAGCAGTCTGGCATTGAGGGTGTGGCAGTAGGTTCTGCTATCCAAAGATTTATTGCTGGATACGAAGCTGGAAACCGTTCTGAGGAAGGTGTTACTGAGTTCATTGCAATGCTTGCTGCTGGCAAGTTTGATATTCAGATTGAAAAAGGTATTCTGAGAAAGATTGCTGAGGTAATCGGTGATGCTCTTGGGTTTGAAGTACCTATTCCTTCAAGAACTCAAGGTGTTCAGATTATGAAGGACATCGCTGCTTCTATGAGAGAAGGCGAGCCAATCGACCCTAACGACATCGAGAGACTGCGTAAGAGAAAGGACAAAGGTCAAGAGACTGGCGACAAGGCTCAGATTATTGGCGAAAGCGGAAACCTAAGACCAGAGATTTCTGGAAGGTTAGAGCAAGCCAAGCAGTTCTACGATATGATTAAAGACGTAAAGTCTGAGGAAGAGACTGAAAGAATACTTCAAGAGTCGTTTGGTTGGACTTTAGGTGCAGACGGCAAGTGGAGATACGAAATAGAGTATCCTACAATCAAAGCAGAGCTACAAGCTGGAACAAATATTAAAGGAGCTAAGCTGTCTGACGTAATAGAAACAGAGCTATTCGAGGTGTACCCAGAGTCAAAAGATATTGTTATCGACATCAATGTAGCTGAAGACGGAACTGGTAGAGCAGAAGCTTGGTACAGTCCTTCTCAGAACACGATAGAGATACAAGTAAAAACACCTTCAGCTGTAAGAACATACCTTGTTCACGAACTACAGCACTGGGTGCAACACAGAGAGATGATGGCTACTGGAGGTAGCTTCCAAACTTTCTTTGGTGGTACTCAAGAGGCTCAGAAGCTTTATGAGCAGATTATAGAACCTCTCAAGCCGTTTATGAAGGCAAGAGATATGGCGAGATACCTTGACTGGTTTGCTGAAGGGGCTGAGATGTCTGGTTTCGGAGGAAACTACAACGATATGGTCAATATGTCTCCAGAGCAAATCGTAGAGGCGAGCGATGACATACTTGACGAAGAACAAGCTGAAGAGCTTATCGAGTTCCTATCTAACCTCGATGAAGACATACTAAACGGTATGACAGAAAACATCGAAGAGAATGGATGGTGGGATTACAAGGGACACCAGTATATGGCTAACGCTGCTTTTGATTACTGGGACGAGGTTGTTAGAAAGAGCGACTCTGCTAACGGATATCAGTTGTATCAAAGACTCGCTGGTGAGGTTGAGTCAAGAAACGCTGAGACTCGTTCTTACTATTCTGTGGAGCAATTGCGTCAGAAGCCGTTGTCTACTACAGAAGATGTTGCTCGTGAAGACCAGATACTGGTATACCCACAGATTGACATCACAAAACAGAACTTTGAAGATGGAAGCGTAGCAGCACAAGCTGATGAAAGCTTTATAAGCCCAGAGGCTGGAAAGGCTCAAGTGATTACTGGAGACGCACCTACGTTTAGCCTACAAGAAGCATTAAAGCAAACAGAGGGTCGTGTCCTTGTTATTACATCTGACAACACTGGTATTGGTGAGGTAGACGGTAAAGACGTTATGGGTGGAATTGGCTACTCATTCATAGAAGAAAATCTAAGAGATGGTGTTGGGTTTGCATCTGTAAGTCAAGAGTCTGTCACCAAGATTAAAAATATGGTTCAGAGTATCGGTAACGGAAAAGATGTTACGGTACTGATTATGCAGCAAGCTCCAGACGGAATGCTTGGAAACTTCTACGCTGCTGATTACTTAGCTGAAGCTATTACAGAGACATTTAAGGACGATAGAAAGCAAGCGGCTGCGGAAATCAAAGAAAGATTGATGAGTCTTACCCCTATCAAGAACTCTGGGGAGCTTGACCTTGTAGAGAAGTTTATTGACGGTATCGCTAACGGCTCTAAATCAGAAGCTGTTGCTGAGGTAGTTGATAAGATGAGTTTCCCGCTAAGAAAGGCAATCGTAAAATCATTACTACCTAAAGGATACGGCAAGGTGAAAGGAGTTGAGCGAATCAACCCTAACGCAAGAGTAGCTGTAAGCCTATCAAAAAGAATGGCAGAGGCTGGATTCAGTCAAGTAGATTTCTGGAGAAAGTATTCTTCACCAGAGACAAGAACAGATGAATACATAGAGGGAGCGCTCAATGGAGACTGGGGATACACATACAGCGGATTTGTAACGAACCCTTCGCTTGACTGGGGAGAGAGCTTCCAACAAAACAGCGGTATTGCACATCCGCAGTTTAACGCTAAGCTTCCGTCAAAGCAGACCTTCAAGTTAGACGGAGGATATCAAGTTGACAAAGCGTTCAAAGACTTACTGACATTTGGATACAATCAAGAAAAGGGTATGTACACAGTACCGCCTTTTGGATTGAAACAGAGTACATCTCAAAGCATCTTCGCTGGTAGCTTCCAAGAGTCTACACAAGAGGCTGTTCTTGATTTGGTAGCTCTTCCAGACACAGACCCATTCAACCAATACCATAAGCTGTCTTCTACCCCAGAGGGTAAAGCACAGATTATTGGAGAGATTGGCGCTATGGCTGGTGGTAGACTTGAAGAGAATCTAAATCTCGCAAGAGAGATGGAGGAAGCTGGAAAGGGTAGAGAAGCAATCTTCTTTGCAACTGGATGGTACAGAGGTATGGACAATCTTTGGCGTTCAGAAATCAACTATGGTTTCGTAAAAGGCAGTACCCTTAACATTCTGTCAGATATGTACGGTGAGAATGCAAGTCTGAACCCTATGCTCGAGTTGATTACAAAAAAAGTAAAAGGGAGAACAAAGACTGTTGGAATCAAAATGAAGCTTGAAGACTTTTTGGAGAACAAGGCTTTATACAGAATGTACCCTTCTCTAAAAGAATACTCATTCATCATAGAAAAGTTTTCTAACCCTCTTCTGCAAGGTGAGCACAATTCTTATTCAAAAGAGATTTCTGTGTCTTGGGATAACTTCTTTGAGAAAACTGAATTAGGGATAAAGCCGATAAGAAAAAAGAAAGGCACTTTTGGAGGAGATTTCACGGAGCTGATGAACACGGTGTATCACGAAGTACAGCACGCTGTACAACACATAGAGCAGTTTGACGAGGGGTACAACACTGGAAGAATATCTGGAGATGCAAGATACTCTGGAACAAGGTCAAGAAGGTCAGCGGAAGCTCAGTTGAAAACAGCAAACAATTTGACAGAAAAGATACTTGAGATAGAAAGAAACGGTGACTTCATAGGCTCTCTTAAAGAGCTGTGGCGCATTGTAACCAATGAAGATTTCGAAAATGTTGACTGGGCTCTAAACGATTTGTACGACTTTAATATGTCTTCTTTGTCAGAGTTCATAGAGTCTCGAGGAGACATCGTTGACGCTGTAAAAAATTCAGATGGAGTTACATGGTTAACAAGTAGAGCTCCATACAGCTCGTCTTTAAGAAAAGCTGTTATTACAGCGAATCTCGAAAGCAGAGACCAAGTAAACACAGAGGTACTGGAAGAGCTAAGAAGCAAGATGAAGGATTTTGCTGAAAGAAACAAAGATTTTATATCTCTACTGTATGCTGTGGAGGCTATGCAGAAGGACAAGACAATGAAGGGGACTAAGTGGATGCTTGAAACCCTAAATGCTGATTCATTGAACTATTTCAAAGAGGTCGCTCGAAACGTTGCTCAAGGAGCTGCATTGAACGTGAAAAGATTCACTGAAAAAATGACTGGAGGAAGAGCGAGCGACTATCAAGTGTATCAAGGAAAACTTGGAGAAGCAGAAGCACGTTTCGTAGGACAAAGAGGTACTCAAAAAGTAAAAAACAGAACCCCAGCGTTTCACGAGCTTTACCCAGATGTGAGTAGAGATGAAATATGGATGTCTCCTCCAGCCTATGCGTTCAAAAGACTGGCTAAAATAGAAGCTAAAAGAAAGGCTATCGAAAGAGCTAACAAGGCTTTAGATAATCTGTCTTTAGACCCTATGGAAAGAGCTGATATGGAGGCTGAAAACCAAAAAAACATCGACAAGGTATCAGAAGAGATTAAAATTCTTCTGAACAAAATGAACGATAAGTCTCAAAAGGGTAAAGCACAGCTTATAGAGGGAACGCAAGAGTACGACCTATTCAAGAAAGAGTTCCAAGAAGAGTTGATTCGAAACGGTGTAGAAAACTTCGTTGAGACACAAGGTGGTGCATACAGACTATTCGAACACTTGAGATTCAAGTTTGCGGACAAGTACCAGCCACTACAGAACCTACAGAAATCTATCGAGAAGGCTCAAGGGCGTGTACTAAGAAGCGATGCTAACTTCCGTAGAGCTGAAGCATTGATGCACGGTAAGGCTGCGGAAGATGCTCGTCAGTTTGAAGAGCAGAAGCTCAAGCCTTTGATGGATAAGATGATTGAGTATGGTGTTACAAACGAGCAAATCTCTGAGTACCTATACGCACTACACGCTCGTGAGCGTAACGAGTTCGTTAAGAATACTATTGACCCAGCAAATGAAGCTGGCTCTGGTATGACTAACGAGGTTGCTGATGCAATCATCAAAAAGTACGAAGGGGACAAAGCAAGAATGGATGAGCTGGCTGATATGGTCTACGAAATCACAGAGGCTTCTCGTAAGATGATGCTTGACTTTGGACTGATTAACAAAGCACAGTATGATTCATTCGGTATGTTTGAGAACTACGTTCCGTTAGTCGGTACAGCAGTTACTCCTACATCTGATTTGTTTGACTTCACCGACACTCGTTCATCTCAAGATATGTCGAGAGGTGGTGGTATCGCAATCTTCGGTAAGGAATACAGACAAGTTTCTGGTCGTTTCTCTGAAGCTCAATCACCGCTTGAAACTGTAATCAGTAATCATTTGCGTACTATCTCAAGAGGTAGAAAGAACGAGGTACTTCAAGTTCTACTCGAGATGGTTCAACAGAACAAAGACGCTAAAGCTTGGGAGGTCTTCACAGAAGAAAACCCAGATATGCGTGTTCGTGTTGCCTCACGAGGTGAATCTATTTTCATTGAGGAAGCAACTGGAGAAGAATACGAGTACGAGCTGAGAAGAAGAATGGCTGGTGTTGCTATGGCTGGTAACAATGATTATGTTCCAGTGAAAGTAAAGGGTAAGACATTCTACATCAAGTTCAACGACAAGCGTATCACAAGAACGCTAAACGATGGTGGTGTAGCAAAGACGAATATGCTGGTGAAAGCACTGTCTAAAGCATCTCGTCACTTCACAAGAGTATTTACTTCGTGGAACCCCGAGTTTATCTTCGCTAACTTCACTCGTGATATCCAAACAGCTATGTACAATCAGATGGCTGAACAAGATATGGAGTTGTCAAACATCTCTGGTCAAGACTTCGTTTTAGAGTCTCTCAGAAATGTACCTAACGCTATCAAGGGCGTGTTCCAATACGAGAAAGGAAACAGAGAAGGTATGGACTCTGAGACCAAAGCGTTCTACGAGGAGTACCTAAAATCGGGTGCAAAGACTGACTGGTTCTTATTGAAGAGTGCTGAGGAGATTGAGAAAGAGATGCTCAAGTACATCGAGAAGACAAAACCGATTACAGATGAAGCATCATTGAGAGACAAGGCAAGAGCTGTTGGTGTGAAAGGTACTGCTTCGCTCTCTGAGGTTGCTAAGTTCGTTGATGTTGCAAACACATCTATTGAGAACGGTATCCGCTTCGGTGCGTACATCGCTGCAAGAAAGAATGGCGTACCAGCAGACCAAGCAGCAGAGTTTGTGAAAGAACTCACTATCAACTTTAACCGCTCGGGTGAACTTGGCGCTGTAGCCAACTCGCTATACTTGTTCTTCAATGCATCTGTGCAAGGTTCGACAAGGTTGTTGCGTTCGGTTGTCAAGAGTAAGAAAGCTCAGAAGGTTGCTGGTGGTATGATGGCGTTCAGTGCGCTACTCACTATGATGAACATCGCTGTGGGCGGTGAAGACGAAGACGGCATCCCTATGTACAACAAGATTCCAGAGTACGAGCGTGAGCGTTTCCTAATCATTATGTACGGAAGCGAGCGTGGAAACTACTTCAAGATTCCTCTGCCATATGGTGTGAGTATGTTCTTCAACATGGGTACTGCTCTTTCTGAGACAGCGTTCGGTGTTTCTACTCCAGCAGAGTCTGCTTCATTCTTACTGAATGGAATAGTCGGTTCTTTCTCTCCTATCTCTTTGTCTAAGAGTAGTGATTTGGGAGGCTCTCTTCTGAAGAGTGCTACGCCTACAGTATTGAAGCCAATCGTGGAGCTACAGCTTAATGAGAACTTCTTCGGTAGCCCAATCTACAAGAAAGACTTCTACTACTCAGCAGACACTCCAGACTCACAGCGTCCAACTAAACACGCTGCGGAGTGGGCTAAGACTATGGCTGTGTTCTTGAACAAGGCGACTGGTGGTAGCGACTACGAGAAGGGTATGGTTGATTTGAGCCCAGATACTATTGAATACTTGTTTACGTTCTTGTCGGGTGGTACTGGTAAGTTCATCAACAGAACAATGGATACTGGTCAAAAGCTATACAAAGGAAAAGCTGGTGACATTGAGTTCAACGATGTTCCTCTGGCAAGACAGTTCTTGGGCACAGTAAGAGAGTCAGAAGCTGCGGGTCGATACTACGAGACACGAAGAGAGATTCTCAAGCAGAAGAACAAGGCTATCGGTGCACTGAAGAGTGGAGAGCCTATGACGGCAGAGATGAAGCAACTAAACAGACTGCTTAATCTTGATAAGCAAGTACAGAGCAAGGTTAAGAAACTTGCTGAGGCTGAGAAGCGTGCAGAGCGTATCGAAGACCCAGTGAAGAGACAAGAGCTTCTGGACAAGCTACACGACAAGAAGATTGCTATCTATCAGCAGTTCAATGGGTACTACTACAAAATGAAACAAAAGTAAAATTCAACATATAATACTATGAACAGACTAAAAAAAGCAGTTATGAAATTCGGAGAAATCTTCAAAGACAAAAACGACTACAATGAGAAGACCATCATCGGCTTCTTATCTTTTGCCGTAATGGTGTTGGTAATGTTAGCTGATGTAATCAGTGGGGCTATGGGTAATGATTTGGTCATCAATGAGTTTACCTACAACTCTTTCGTAATAGTGACTCTTGGTAGTTTCGGTATTGCGGGCTTGGAGAAGTTTGCTAAAAAGGGAGAGTAATGCAGTTAGAAGTATTGCGCTTCAGCAGTCAGAAAGACAGCACCAATGGGATACTATTCGATGTTACTGGGGGAGAAAGAAAGTTCTTATGCTACACGCTTGAAGATGAGCATAGGGAGGAGAAAGTCGCTGGCGAGACTCGTGTTCCCGCTGGAACATACGACCTCGTACTCAGAAAAGTCGGAGGATTCCATAGCAGATATCTAAAGAAGTATGGGGAGATGCACAAAGGGATGTTATGGGTATGGGATGTACCTAACTTTGAGTATATCCTTATTCACACTGGTAATACTGATGAGCACACTGCTGGGTGTCTCCTTGTTGGTGATAGTCAACAAGCGAATTTTGGCGATAGTAATGGTATGGTGGGGTCGTCAGTTAATGCTTATAAAAGAATTTATCCTCCAATTTCTGAGGCTATTGAAAGGGGGGAGAAGGTGACCATCACCTACACAGACTTTGATACGATATGAAATGGGTGGTAAAGTTAATCACGATAAGCTTGTTAAGCAGTTGCAGCGCCACTTGGCATCTAAACCAAGCGGTGAAGAAAGACCCTACAATAATGGAAAGAGACACGCTGGTTGTGAAGGACACGGTTGTAGTGCCAGCTGTGGCTATCACGGATACTGTGACTTTGAAGCAACACGATACTATAATACTCCAAAAGGACAAGCTGAGCGTCAGAATCGTAAAGAGTCTGGACACTCTTATTATAGAAGGGAAATGCGACTCGGATACAATAGTTAAGACCATTGAAGTTCCGTACGAAAAAATAGTTTATGTCGAAAAAGAGAAGCCTATGCAGATGTTGCAACGATGGCTTTTGTATCTTTTAGCTCTGATTATTGGAGTTAAGTTGTTACAAAGGTTCGTTGATAAGCACATCTAATATGCAGAAACAAAAATGGTGTAAGACAAGACCAGTCGAATGCGATGGCTCTTGTTGTGACAAGAAGAAAACTAAGAAGAAAAAGAAAGGGGGCAAATAGCCCCCTTTCCGTTTAACCAAAACCAGTTACAACCAAGTAACAAATCTGATGTAAATCTAATAACGAAATCCGTTAAATCCAAGCATATGGAATAGAGTTTCAACAAGGTGAGCGAGCTTTACCTTTCTGGTCTTCATAACCACGAATGCCCATCTCACATCCTTGCCACCCTTTCTATGCTTCTGCTTTCTCTTGGTGAAGTTCTTAGTCATACCTATGTACCTCTCTTTGGGGAGATAATACAATATGTACTTGCCCTCTTCACCGCTGCTGCCGTGAGTGTCAACCTTCTTTTTGCACTGCTTACAATACCGCTGTAGTCCATCAGCACGACTCTTGTCTTTATGGAACTCAACAAACGGCTTGAAGTCCTTGCATTTACTGCATAGTTTCGTTTGCTTCATCGCTCGCTGTTTGAATTAACTCAAGTTCGTGTCTGATTTTAGCCAAGTATTTCTGGCGTACAGATTTTACCTCGTCTGGTGTAATCAGAGGGTCTCCATCGGGAGTATGTACTTGCTCGTACAACTCGTCCAAGAGCTTGTGTGCGTTAATGCAAGCAAGGTTGTAAAGCTCACTTAGTTTTTCTCTTTCCATCGGTTTAGTTGGTTTAATATTTCATCTACTTGTTTCTTGTTCTTTGGTATGAACAGACTATGGTCGTCCATATCATTGGCGACTAAGTAGTTCATAAAGATTTTCCATCTCAGTGGGAAAGAGTCGTTGGCTCTGACCCATCCCTTTGTTTCGATGATGACCTTGTGGTCGGGTAAGTAAAAATCGGGCTTGTAAGTAATCGGAAGAATTTTCCTTGACGATACGTCTTTCAACTCCTTAGACTTAGGTGTTGATTTAAAATAAGGGGAGGGGTATTTGAACCCCTCCATAAGAACGAACTGATGTTCGTAGATAAATTTAAAGCCAGCTTTGCCAAGAGAATCACCGCAGTATTTCTCCAATCCGCTGGCGTATTTGCCTAAGTTTTTAGATTTCTTCTTCTTTGCCACCCATTAAAACTAAAAGGATTGTTCTAATGTAGGTATATTATTTGAAATCTCCAAACCGTTACTGAATGTTTCAAAGGTGTATGGTGTGAATAACCTTCTACTGCCTTGCGTACAGAAGTATCCAGTCATAGATGAGTTCATCACCATAGTGAATGGCGAGTCAAATGGAGTAGGCTCTCCACCAGTCTCTGTCTCACGAACCTTGCGAACGTGAAGTTCAGTTGTTCTCCGAACATCGTGGTCGGGATGCTGAACCTTCCTATGGAACGTTAAGAAAGTATCACAGCGGTTCACGAACTTACCGCCTCCTTCAGTCTGCTCTGCAAACGGAGCGATAGGTAGTCCATCCTCTCCCTTCATTCTCTGTGCTTCTGTTACAGCGTGTGCGTTTACCCATACTGCAATGTCGTTAGCCTTGCTGAATGTAAGAAGCTCTGATGTTGCCTCGTAGTGATACTCGTGCGTAGAGATGCTCGAGCCACTACTCATCTTAATCTTCAGAGAGTTGTAAGGGTCTATGAAGAACCCATCTACCTTCTGATTGACCATAATCTTCTGAGCGTACAGAATCAAATCAGTGTAAGAGTACACATCCTTGTTGCTGATGATGATGAAGTTTTTCTTCACGAGCTTGAACGCCTTCTTACGCTCCTCCTCTGTCATCTCGGTCAACCTTCTGTCTACCAAGAACTGCATAAGCTTAGCTTTGATAGATGCTGTGTTGTTCTCAGAAGAGTAGATAATCCATTTCCAATCGTGTGTGATTGCAGATGCTGATATCAGATACAATGCAGATGTGGTCTTACCGACATTGGAGTGACCGTTTATCATAACGAACTCCTTCTTGAATCTGAAATACTTATCCAGTTCCTCATTGCCAGTTGTAAGACCAAGTTGTATCTCACCTCTTGCAAGCTTCTCAATCCAATCGTAGTCCTCATCATCTGATGATATGAAAGACATATCTCCATCGTAGATAGCTAAGTCACGCTCGATTGATTTCTCTTCTGCAAGTGTCTCTGTTATCGGTGTGTTCTTTCCGTAGTTGATTCCATCAATGATGGTAGACTTTGGATTGTAGTCGGTGTCGTACTCTCTACGAGCGAACTCTTGAAAGAGAACACGCTTGACCTCTTCCTCTTCCATACGACCAACGCTTATGTATCCACCACAGAACTTAGATGCTCTGAGAAGAGTCTCGTGTCTTGCGCCATCGGGAGCTTGGTTGACCATACGAGCTGCGATGTTCAGCTTGGCGTAGTCCGTGTAGTCCGTGTGTCTTCGAACAACAGTTTGACCAGTCTCTTGCGCTTCTTCAGTTAATCGTGTAGTAAATATAGATGCGCTTTCGTTGATTGCGATGTTCTCATCGTAACTCTCGTAACACGCACGAGATTCATTGATACCACTTGGGTCTACCTCGAGACCATACTCTTTGTCAAAGTATCGTGAGAGAGCTCTGAAGTGGTCTCTGTGAGCCGAGCTGTCAGATACCTTTACCAACGCCTTCAGTCCGTTACCGCTTGGAGATACCCAGCAAGAGTATACATAGCTATCTGTTGCAAGCAAAGCCTTAGACTGAATAGTATCTACATTGTCAAAGTCGAGCACGATGAATCCATTGTGTTCAACTATTGCATCATCTTTTCTTGATGTGAAAGTACCGCTCCAAAGAACAACTGGAAGAGTCTTCTTGTGTTGCTTCTCGCCAGAGCGCAGTTTTTCGATAGCTACTTTCGAGCTACCATTCTTGATTCTGTTCAGACAGAACTCTACAGACTTGTAGAAGGGGTTGTCCTTCTCGTAGATGTTCTGAAAGATTGTTACTTGTTCGGTCATAATGTTTTAGGTTGTAGTTGTGGTGTAGAATCCTTCTCTGCTGAGAATCTCTTCTTTCCAGTCGGACTTGTTATCCAATGCAATTTTAAGAAGAATTAAGTAACCAATCAAATCTTTTACATTGTCTTCTCCGTAACCGCTGATTCCTTGTGACTTGATTCGCATCAATTTGTCGTCAATCCTCGCACAAAGATTCTCTACCGCATCGCCTTTTGCAAATATGTTTGCGGGGTTTAAAGCAGAGTCTCCATACGATTCGTTCTTTTCGATTAGCAAGTCAATTACCTCCTTGCCTATCGCTCTGATTTTGTCTTGTGTTGTCATTTGAATTTTATTAAATCTTCTAAGTTCATTACATAGCAGTCGTAACTAAATACAAAGTCGGACTTCTGACCAGATGGGTCGGTGTCTCCCTTCTCAAAGAAAGTAGACTGATTAAAAAAGTCAGACTTCTTTTTGTATCCACTTAGATACACTGCGTTCATATCATACATCACTTGCGTGAAGAAATAGTAGTCACACTTCTGACGAGTGTTATACGCTGATACCGTACATCGGTGGTTGGGTTGAGGTGCGTACTTCTGACGTTTTGATTTTACATCAACTCTATGACCATCTATAATTAAATCGTAGTCATAGGTGCTTATGTCTTTTACTTCGTTTCCCTTGCTAACCATATAGTCGAGTGTGACTATCTCTCCGAGAGCTCCAGCAAGGTTTCCATCGCCTTTGGTTATGGAGCCTTTCAAAGCTCCAAACTCAAAGCGTTCCTCAGCTCTTTTCAGCTGAGCTTCCGTTACATCAATCTTGATGAACCCATAGTAATCAGTCTGCTTCGATTCCATAGGTGTCTCTGTCGTTGTTACAAGCGTTGATTATCTTGTCCGTTAGATTTTGACTGTCTTTCATTGTATTCTTTTTTCATTCGTATTAAAGTTCTGTCGCTTACTCCAAGCGCAGCTGCCGCTTCTTTCTGAGTCTTGAAACGAGCAAGTGCTGTGAGCATCATTCGCTCGTGCCACCAAGCGATGTTTAGATTCTCTTTCATTTCCTTTTGGTGTTAAAGGTTTCGTTGTAGTAATCATCTG